TTGAACTCACGCAGCTTCTTCGGCTTCATCGATCCTATCCTCCCCGAGCATTTCGAACCGCGCCGAGAAACGGTCGTAGCGCATCTTCACGGACCCGCGCTCGCCCGTCTCCTCGAACCGAACCTTGGCCACGTTGACGAACGCCGCATCGGTCCCATCGCCGCGCGAAATGACGATACCGTGGTCAGCCTTGTTGAACCAGGCGGCACTATCAGAGATATCGTACAGCGTCACCGGACGCGCTTTCCCGTTCCTGTCGACGATGTCCTTCGTAGGGTGGGCCACGACGACCACAGCGACGTCGTAGGAGCGCGCAAACCGCTTCAGGGCACGGATACCCCGGGCGATGTACTCCGTCGTGCTCTCGCCGCTCCTACGGGCCTGCTCGACCTCGTTCCAGGGGTCGAGGACCAGCACGCGGATCCCGTCGCGCAGAACCGCGTCGGTCGCCCGATCGATCAGCCAGTCGAGATCGAAGTCTTGATCGTCGCGTCCGGTCGGGTCCGCGTCGATGAAAACGATATGGCGATCGATCCATGCGTCCGCGCCGGCGAGAGCGGCCACCTCGAGCTCGCCAGCCTGTCGGCGCAGCACCATGCGGCGCAGCTTGTCGCGCAGGTGCGGCACCGTCGGCATCTCGGGCGAAAACACCGCCGACTGCCAGCCATAACGCTCGGCCAGGTTCACCACGACGTTGAGGACAAAGCTTGACTTGCCATGGCTCGGCACGCCCGTGATCACCATGAATTCGCCCGGGAAGATCTGCGCATGGCGGTCGAGCGTCGGCCAGCCCATCGAGTATCCATGGACCTCGGGCAGATCGGGATAGTCCGACAGGCGGTATAGGCCCCGCACTGGATATGGTCTCGCCCCGTTAAGCACCGCCGCAACCGCCTCCGGGCCATGCCGCATCAGCACGTCGTTCAGGTCCTTGCAGCCCGACGGGTACTCGACGAACAGGCACCGCGATGCAGATAGGCGACGGACGAGCTCGGCCGCAAGCCTTTGGCCTGGCGCGTCGTTGTCGACCGCAATCACGAAACGCTTGACCGCCTTCAGGCGTTCGCGGTTGTTCCAGAGGAATTCGAACTTGCCGCTGCCCTCAGCGTTCGCGTCGATCGGCTCGAGGTCGCTGGGAAGCTTACCCTCGGGGACCGGAGGAGCTCCATCAGGCACGCTCACCGTGAACGGAAACCCACAGTCGATCGCCGTCAGCGCATCGATCTCGCCCTCGGTGATGATCAGCGGATAGCGCCCCTCGGCGAGCGCCGGGTCGTCGAGCGTGTCCGAATTCCAGAAGGTGCGCCGGCCGCCCTGGCGCTGCCAGAACTGCTTGCCCTTGCCGCGGTACTTCTCGGCCACGACGGCCCCACGCTCCTCGAACGGGAACACGACGATGTTGCCGTTCGCGGCCGGCACCGTCTCGCCGGCGTCGCCCCGACTAGCGGTATAGATCCCGTACCGAACGAGAGTCTCCTCGGACAGTCCGCGCCCCGTGAGAAACTTCGCCCCTATAGGGCCGAGAACCTTGGCGGTCATCAAAAAATTCCCCTCCATGGAAGTCGCAGTGGTGACAGCAAAACATCACGCCCAGCGCATCGATCTTCACCGACAGGCAGCGCTCGCGTTTCTTTTTTCTGAGGTGTGAGCACTTCGGGCATGTCGCCAGGAAGTGCGAGCCTGATCGGCATTCGATGCCGTAAGACGAGATGATCTGGGCAGCGGTTTTCATATGATCGAGGCCCGCTGCCTCTCCATCTCGGCCCTGCGCTTTTCGGCAGGCGTCATTTCGGCCTCGATCTTTTTTCTGACGGTGCCAGCCTGCATTTCGCGATTTCGTTTAGCGAGCGCACCCGCTACAGCGTGAAACCAATTCTTGCCCTGATTGCCTGCCCACTCGTCGAGGCCTTCAAGCTCCGCCCTGAGATCAAGGTGGCTGAAACTTGTTTGCCATCGATCAAGGTCCCTTTGGGTGAGGCGGATGTGGTTCGCCTCAAAGGCGTAGCGCCTAACCCCATTGAGAGGCATCGGCAAAACCGCGTTAGCGGTATCTTCCTTTTTCTTTCTTTCTGTCTCTGTCTCTGTCTCTGTCTCTGTCTCTGTCTCTGGGGGCGTTATGGTAGCGGTTTTGAAACGTTCCCTGTAGCGGCGCACCCTGTCTGTAGAACTGTCTGATTTGTATTGCCTTTTCTTCCACCCGTGCGGAGCGTAGTGGCTACCGTCAGTGCCACCGCTAACGCTATCGATCAGGCACCGTTCGACTAGGCGTCTGAGGACCGTTGAAACGGCCTCTACCGTTTCACGAAGAGCGAAAGCGACATCGGCTAGAGGAGGTAATCGACCACCGTTCCGGCTCGCCAAACAGAGCAGATTGATCCAGGCTTTGAAGTCATCGCCCGACAGGTTTTGCACCTTCGGATCATCGAGCAGTTCGTCATACAGACGGAACCACGGGCCGCTCATTGGCGGCCGCCGTAATACGGACGTGAATGTGACATTGATCTCTCCAAAAACCGGGCGGGGGAAAGGACTCGCCCTGGAGAGAAGGCTATCCTTTCCGCCCGACCAAACTCGCCGGCTCGCGACTTCCGACGAGGCAGAGGTTATACCGTAGGCGCGTTACCGGTCAATGACGCTTTGCGCATCCGCTCCTCGTAAGCCCGACAGGCGTGGATAACGGTTGTGTGGTCGAACCCGCCGAGCAGTCGCCCGATCTTCACGAGCGAGCACCGTGTCTCGTTCACGCACCGCCACATCGCGTGCTGTCGGGCGTAGCGCGCGTCCTGGCGGTTACGCTGCCGGAGATCGCGCCACGACTTGAGCCCGTAGGCCTTGGCGATCTGAGTAGCGATGGCGATGATGCTGCCCTCCTCGCCGGTAACGAAGGACCCCGTCCCATCCGTTCTCGCCTCCGACAGCATGGCCTGCGAGGCGGCTTGATAGCCGGCCCGGTAGCCGCGGTCGTAGGCCTTCTGGTCAGCCATCGACTGGCGCGTCGGATAAATCGGGACCGGATCGGGATCAGCCCGCGGAGTAACTACCTCCTTCTTGGTCCGGTCAACTGGCGGGAAGAACTTCGGGTTGCCCGTCCACGGACGGTTGCCAAACGCTGTCGACATGACGCTACTCCACTGGTGACCAGAAACGGCTTGCGAATCGTTGGATGTCGTCTGACTTCGTCAGCGCCGTCCGACAGCCTGGCGGGATCCAACGGAAGCCGGTTGTCCTACCGTCCATCTTCCGCCAGATGACCCAGGCGTAGCTGGTCGCGCTCGATGCGTCGGGATCCCATCGGCCTTTGACCATGGGCACGCGCTCAGCGAAGATAGCGATGGTGTGCGGTGGGTTGACCCCAAAGAGGCTGCGGTAGCGACCGCCACCCTCGAGCCACGCCACGCGCACGAGGACGGCGACGCCGCGGCGCGCCACCGCGAGGCCACGTTCAACGAATTCCTGCGCGAGGTTGAACGGCGGGTTGGTGATGACCCAGTCAGGCTCGAACGGCGCAGTAACAACGTCAGGACCCTCGCCGACGAACGAGCCAACCGTGTAGCCTCTACCGTAGTCGTGGACGTCGGAGGGAAAAACGGTGGCGAAATACTCGCCGAGAACCTCCGACATGTGCCCCATGCCCGCAGCCGGCTCCCACACCCGCCCGCCGTAGTCGGATCGCATCAGGACATCCTCGCACAGCGCCCTGGTGGCCCAGGGAGGCGTCGGGAAGTAGTCCAGGCTGTTAGGCGGCTCTACACGTCGCGCCATCACGCTGACGCTGCCATTCGGCACGCCGCGAGCCGCCTTGAGCGAACTCATACCGCGCGCCTCTCGCTGTACGTGCCGGCGCCGACGGACATCAGGCGATGAGCCGGACAGTAGGACGAGTCGAACTCCGCAGGCCGGGCGCAGAACAACTGCTTGCACCCGGTATCGTCCCCGACCGGCCAGCGGCAATCGCCGGGATAAAGTACGGTGAGCGGGAGCTTCCACGCGGTAGCCAGTGTCGGCGGCATCGTGACCGGCAGAACGGCCTTGACCGTTGGCGGCGTGCGCGGCGTCTTCGGGCGGTTGAACGGGTTGCCGGCGCGCGACGGCCGCGGCTTGCGCGGCTTCGGACCGGTGGCGTGTGGGGTCAAATGCTTGACCCATTTCCGTCTGTGCGCGACCCCGATGACCGCATTGCGCGTCACGCCGAGCACCAGTCCAATCTGCGAGGCGCTATGGCCCTCGGCCCACATGGCCTCGGCCCGTGCAACCCGTTCTGTCGTCCACGTTGTCATGCGACCTCCTCCGGAAAATTCACATGGGCGTAATCGCCATGGATAGCTTTCGCCGCCGCGTCATAGGCCCGAGCAGCGACAACCTCGTCATCGAAGTACCCAAGATGCCTCTTATCACAGACCGCGCTCTCTGGGACATACCTTCTCTTCATGCTGCAGTCGCTCCGAAAAGAACGATCGGTAAAGGCTTCCCAACCAAGACGGCGCTTGCATAATCGAATACTGCACAAGCGTCCGCCATATTCTCCTCGTGGCAGTGCCGCGGCAGATAGCCGAGCATGTGGCAGCGCGCGACGACCGCGGCCTTGGTCGCGGAGCGCTCGCCGGCCCCGCTCGAGCCGATGAAATGCTTGCGAACGGTCGCGACATGCACCTCGTGGAACGGCACACCAAACCGATACGCCATGGCTGCGGCAATCTCCGCCAGGCCGTGCGCCATCCGAACGGTCGCCGCGGCGTTGCCGAGGGTTCTAAATCCCTGGAGCGCCAATGGTGCCTCGATGACGATCATGCCTGGACGGTGATGCCGGATGGCGTTGTCGAGGTACGAGATCAGATTGCTACCAGCGACAGCCCGTGGATCAGTGCGGCTCTTCAGGTCGACCACGCTGACGGACGGGCGGACCCCGGCGGCACCGACCGCCACGCCCATCCGCTGCGCGAGGTCGAGCGCGATGATCACTGTCGCGCCTGCGGCTCGTCGCCGAGGCCGTGCTTGCGCTTGAACTCGGTCACAAAGGCGGTGAGTTCGCTGTTGATCAGGCTCATCTTGCGCATGTCTCCTTCAGTTGGTTCTGCGCTTTCGTCGAAGCCGTTCGACAGCGAGCCGAACAAATGCTGTGCGCCAGCGAAGAACGCATTCCGCAGCGCGTCGTATTGTTCTTTGCTGACGCCCACCGGGATGCCTGCGTTCGTCGGCACGCCGTCCGTATACGCGAGCAGGATGAACATGCGGAACCCGCTTTCGATCAGCCGGCCCTCTTTCATGAGGACAGACGTGATGGCGCGGCTGATCCGCTCGATGGCTTCCTGGCGGGTGTCTGACATCGGGCTCTACTCCGCTGCGGTTTCCTCGAAGGACGACAGCTGGTCGCCGACTGGCGGCAGGTCGAACACCTCGCCGTCCTGCTTTTTCTGGATGTCGAAGATCGCCTTCTGCCCGGTATCCCAGCCTTCGCACCATGCATCGTGCTGGGGCAGGGTGTGGTCGTAGGGCGCTTTCTTCGACTGGCCCTGCATACCGGCCCGCTTGCCCTCGTCCCGGGCCCGGTCCACGGCTGGTTGCCGGTCGACGCCGTCCCCGAACATCTCGAACTGCGTGCCGACCGACGATCCCATGTAGCGGGCCACGCGAAGCTCGCGCTCGATGCGCGCCTGCAGGGCCGTGTCTCCATCGTCCTCCTCAAGCCCGATCGCGAGCTTGATCTCGTCGACCGCGTGCTTGCCGAGCTCGCTCTTGGCGCGCTTGCAGACGTTCTTGAAGTCGGCGTCCGCCTTCTTCTTGGTCGCGAGGCCGCTCTCGTAGCTCTTCTTGTGTTGGAAGAAGAGCGCTTGGCGCTGCTCGTCGGAGAGGCCGCCGTTGGCGTTGTGGCCTACGCCGTTGCTCGGCGGTGGCGGAGCGCCTTCGCCCTCTGGGGCGGTCTTCGCCTTGTTCTTGCTTCCCTTCGGTCGTGCCATTTCTAGTCTCCTTTGTTGGGCAAGCGGCGCAGCCCTTCCGACATATCGGGGAAGTCGGACATGTCTTCGGCCGCTTGGTAGGCAAGCATCCGCCGCATGCCGAGCAGCCGTTCCAGACTATCCTCGTTGAGGAAGGAAAGGCGCTCGGCGAGGGCATCGATCTCGCGCTCAAGGTACAGGACGAGGGCTGGGTCACGCATGAGGGTTAGGGCGACAGGATGCGGGGGAGGAATTCCGTCCCTGTCGCCCCCTCGCTACCGGACAGCACGATGGTGCGGCTTGGAGCCGTGCCGGCCGGATGGGAACTCATGCGCCACCGTTCGAGCGGCGGCGCGTCATCTCTACAAGCGCGTCAGGGGTGATCTCTTTGAAGCCGGCTTTGCGAGCCGCCTCGACCAACGCAGCCCAATACTCAGACGGGATGGAACCGCGCATTCGCATCACTCCGGCATGTGTGCGGGTGACGCCAATGGCACGTCCGACTGCCGTGGGACCGCCGAACAGTTCGAAAATTTTCTCAGTGTTCATGGGCACCTTACCTACATCAATTTTATGCCGGTGTCTACATTCAGTTGTTGACGGAAACGGAGGGGTGGCGTATACGTGGCGTTAGCGAATACGAGGAACTCCACGATGACCCGCAAGAGCGATACCGAAACCAGCGGCCCCGTCTTTCTCCGCCGGTACGTCGGCGGCACGCTCCTCACGATGGCGGAATATCCGAGCGCCCAAGCGGCGATGTTAGCCTCCGATGAGGGCTATTGGATTTCAAACGGTTCTTGTTGGCATAGCCAAGATGGAAGGACCGTAATAGAGCCTCCGAGGATTTAGCCCGTGCTGACACAAGACACATTGAAGCAATGGCTCCGGTACGATCACGAAACCGGTATATTCTATTGGCTAAAAAAGCCCCGTCAGAATGTCTCCATAGGTGATGCGGCCGGCTGCAACCATCGCGGATATATGATAATAACTCTGTTCCGCAGGAACTATCCTGCTCACCGGCTGGCGTGGTTGTACGTCCACGGTAAATGGCCGAATGGCCATCTTGACCACATCAACAGAAATCCATCTCACAACGTGATCGCCAACCTGCGCGAAGCCACGGCGGCTGAGAATGCATACAATCGCAAGACCCGCCGCGACAATCGTGTGGGGTTAAAAGGAGTATCGCGAACCAAGTACGGCACATTCAAAGCGTGGATCCAAGTCAACAAGAAACCGCTGTACTTGGGGTCATATCCGACCCCAGAAAAAGCCCATGCGGCCTACGTCGCCGCCGCTCAAAAACACTTTGGCGAATTTGCGAGGAGCACATGAGCACGTTCGATCTTTCCCGCCCCTACACAACCCGCGATGGCCGCAAGGCCTTCGCGACTGTCGGCCCTGATGGTCGGCTCTACGGATGGGCTGCGCAGCCGGGAGGCGGCATCGAGAGTTGGGAGGCAGAGGGGTACGACGCCGAGAGTTGGGAGGCAGATGGTTGCTACAGGATGCCGGGCGACCCGGAGCCGTGCGCGTGGGACCTCGTCAATCCCGATGTCCCCATTCTGACCATCAAGACGTTCATCAACGTCTACCGGCACATCGATGGCGGCAGTTACTTTTTCGGATCGTCGAACTCCACCCGCGCAGATGCCGACGCCTGTTCCAAATCTCTGGACGGGGTGACGCGCATCGCCTGCATCGAGCGCGAGATTTCCTACGTCGTCGGCGAGGGGCTGAACCAGTGACCCGTCGCGAGTTCCCCGCTGCGGTTCGCCGCGCTGCTGACAAGCGCGCGGGGGGGCGATGCGAGATTTGCTATCGCAAGCATTACGGCGAATTCCGCAGGGACCATATCATCCCCGATGGCATCGGAGGAAAACCCACGCTGGAGAACTGCCAAATCATTTGTCTGCCGTGTGACCGCAGGAAAACCCCCGGTGACCAGACACGGGTAGCGAAGACGAAGCGCATGGCAAAGAAGCACGACGGTACGCAGCGGAGAACGTCGCGGCCGATCATGGGCGGGCGAAGATCGAAGTTCAAGCGCAAGATCAATGGAGAGGTCGTACTGAGATGAACACGCAGCAGATTGTCGAGCACGAGCCCATCTCGTCGCCGGTCAAGATCATCAACGCGGATGCTGGGAGCCTGATGGCGGTCATCAGCCGCGCCATCGCGGACCCGGAATTCAACGTCGATAAGCTTGAGCGACTGCTCACGGTGACGCTCCCGGTCTACGAGCGGCTCAAGGCGGCGGAGGCCAAGAGCGCCTTTGACACCGCCGTCGGCAACGCCAAGGCCGAGATCCCGGTCATCAGCAAGAACCGCAAGGTGGACTTCACTGGCAAGACCGGCATCCGCACGAACTACGTCCACGAGGATCTCGCCGAGATCGTTCGCGTCATCACGCCAGTCCTGGGCAAGCACGGGCTGAGCTTTCGCTTCCGCACGACGTCCATCCCCAACGAACCGATCATGGTGACCTGCGTCCTGTCGGGACACGGGCACACCGAAGAAAACACGCTGATCGGCCCACGCGACGACAGCGGCAACAAAAACGCGCTCCAGTCCATCGGCTCGACCGTGACGTACCTGCAGCGCTACACGCTCAAGGCGGCGCTCGGCCTTGCCGCGAGCAACGACGACGACGGACAGCAGGCCGGAGGCACCATTAACGACGCGCAACTCGCTGAGCTCCGCGCGCTCATCGTCGAGACGAACACGCCCATCGCAAAGGTGTGCGAATTCGCCCGGGTCGAGAAGCTCGAGGACATCCCGGTGACCTCCTTCGATTTGGTGATGTTCGGCACCCGGCAGCGGGCGAAGCGGGCCGACGCGAAGGCAGCGGAGACGGCATGATGCTGTCTTCCCCGTCCGACTGGGTAGCCTTTCTCGGAGGCATCTGTGTGATTGCCTGCGCAGTCCTGCTCGTATGGGAGATGCGGTAGTGACCCTGCAAATCTTCGACACCTTCGACCAGCAGTCCGACGAGTGGCGCGCGGCCCGCATGGGCATCCCCACGGCTTCCCGATTCGCCGACGTCCTCGCCAAGGGCGAGGGCAAGTCGCGCCGCTCGTACCTCCTCCAGCTGGCCGGCGAGATCGTCAGCGGCGAGCCGATGGAGAGCTATCGCAACGCTGCGATGGACCGCGGCACGGAGCAGGAGGGTGCTGCTCGCGACCTGTACCGCTTCCTGATCGACTACGACGTGCGCCAGGTCGGGTTCATCCGCAACGGAGCCAAGGGCGCGTCACCGGATGCGCTCGTCGGCGCGAGCGGCCTCCTCGAGCTCAAGTCGGCCGCGCCGAACGTGCTGGTCGAGATCATCCTCAAGGGGTCGTTCCCGGCCGCGCACGTCGCGCAGTGCCAGGGCGGCCTGTGGGTGGCCGAGCGCGAGTGGGTCGAGATTATGGTCTACCATCCGCGAATGACGCCGTTCCGCAAGAAGGCGTACCGTGATGAACCCTATATCCGCAACCTCGCCGCGGAGATCGACCGCTTCAATACTAACCTCGCCGAAATGGTGGAGACGGTGCGCCGCTATGGCGAGCCGTCGAACCTGCGCGCGGCTCTTGAGGCGTCGATCAGTGCTTAGGACAGGCGCCCTTGAAGTTCACGTCGATTGTCGCCCACCATGGCCACTTGGCCTTGGGCGCCTTCAGGCAGTAGCCGTTCTTCATGTTCTGGTCGCCGTGCGAGGCGAGCGCGGGCGTGGCGAGGATGAGCGCGACGGCAAGGACGATGAACTTCATGATGGTTCTCCCTTGATGGAGGCTCCGTCATGCATCTGGCCGATGTCGGGAGAATGACAGCATGACCGCACCTCTGATTTATCAATGGTCAGGCGAAGCGATGGTCCCGCTTCCCATCTTCCGAAAGAGCGCGGACGCGGCCTTCGTCATCGGGCAGCGCTATCGACTGATCGAAGCCGAAGAGGCAAGCTCTGCGACCCGGGGCCACTACTTCGCCACTCTCCACGATGCGTGGAACAATCTGCCTGACCGTCTCGTGCCTGATTTTCCGACCGCCGAAGTGCTGCGCAAGCACTCGCTCGTAATGACCGGGTTTCGGCACGAGCGAAAGTTCGTGATGGCTTCGCCGGCGCAAGCGCGATGGCTCGCGACAAGGCTTCGCCCGCACGATCTTGAAGACGACTTCGCTATCATCTCGGTGAATGAAAACGTCGTCGTCGAATGGAAACCAATGAGCCAATCCCGCAAGGCGATGCCGACAAAGGGCCAGTTCCGCGCGTCGAAAGACGCCGTGCTCGGCTACATCGCCGACCTGATCGGGGTGAAGGTGGATGATCTAACGAGGAGCAATGCAGCATGACCGACCGCTCAGTAACCGCCCCCGACATGCGCACGCATCCCGCCGACCGGGCCCAGGTGCTCGCCGATTGCCGCGATCTGGGTGACGACCGCACGATCAATCTGAAGGCCGCGTGGGTCGCTGATCTGATCCTTGACGCCGAGCAGGACGACGAGGCCGACTGGCGAGCGGTGGCTAATCGGCTGCGCTCCTGGTGCAATGTAGCTGGCTCCGGTGATCTGGCTACAGCCCTCGCCATCGCCGAGCGGCACGTCAACAAGGAGGGAGGTGATCGGAATAGGACCGGCAACTTCGGACACTCCGCTGATAACGCGACGCCCGCTCCCGACGCACTAGGGGAGCGGGCACCCTCACGAATAATGTGGGACGATGAGCGAGCACCAACCATTGAAGAGAACCTCGCCTTTGAAACGATGACCGAGGAGGAATTGCTGGCCGGCGCACCTCCCGCCCCGTCGCCCGTCGCCGGGATGGAGACGAGCGAAGCCGATAGGCGGCTGAACGACCCTAATTGCGACTGTCGTCTCTGCCGCACTCGACGCGACCTCAACCGCGCTCTGGCAGAGATCGCCCGGCTCACCGCCGAACTCGCCGAGGCGCAGACTGAGCGGGACAGGTGGTACGGCGAGGCTTTTTTGCAGAAGCGGTTGGTCGATCAGGCCCACCCGGACTCGATCGTGCATGAGCTGGCCGGCGCACCTCCCGCCCCGTCGCCTGTCGCTGGGATGAAGACGATCGACGCTGAGTGGGTCAATCTGATCGACATTGCCAAGGCTGATGGTGACGCTAGACAACTTTGGTTCTTAGAACAAGCCAAACGTGATCGCGACCGCCAGTCGGCAGAGATCGCCCGGCTCACCGCCGAACTCGCCGAGGCGCGGGCCAAGTGCCGATCGTGGGAAGGCGCAGCGCACGAGTACGAGGAGCAGGCCCGATTTGCCCGCGCCGATGCGGCGAAGGCGATGGAGGAGGATGCGAAGATATTAGACGGCATGGCCGCAGCCGAAGGCGCTTTGTTTCTTGGCGCGGCCAGACGTGGAGACCACATCCGTTCGATAATGTTTAACGCGGCTGCCAATGCCTATCGCGCTGGTGCCGCTGTCATCCGTGCCCGCTCGACCGAGAGTGAGACGCCGGAGCAGGCGAAGCCGCCGTTTCCACGCGAATGGGATGACCCGAGATGATCGGAGGCGAGACATGATTTGGCTCGGTATCGTCATCGGCGTGATCGTCGGGTTTCCTGCCAGGTTTTTCACGTTCATTTTTCTCATGCGAGGAGCAAACTTTTGACCACCCCCGCGATGAAGGCCGCCGAGGAGGCGCTGCCGCATTTTCCCGCGAATCGAGCGGTCGGAGATGAGCACGTCGTTGCGCGCTGGTGTGGGCGCGACATTACCGCGGCCCATTTCCGTCTTGCCAGTGAAGCCCTCGCTCTCATCCGCGCCGAGGCCGCAGCGGTCCCGGCTGACCGGGAGGCGCTGGCACGGAGGTTACAGGCGCGTGCGGATGAGCTTGGCACCGCTTATGCCGACGACAAGGCAATGCTCACCGAAGCAGCCACCATGTTGCGCCGTCTCTCCCCGTCAGCCGGGGAGAAGTAGGGCGTGCCAATCACTCGCACCATCGCCGTCCTGCTCGCCACCACGGCACTGGCCCATGCGGCGGACGACGCCGTGTGTCGCCCTTATGCGACTGCGATCACAAACGCGATGATCACGTGGACATGGCACCGAGCCTTCGCTCACTGCTCGGCACTGGATCCATCACAGATGCCATCGAAACAGGACGGCACCCCCGTTCCTCCAACCGACTGGCGAATCATTCTCGACATACTGGATCCCGACCGGATGGCACCATTGCCTCCCGACCTCAGCAAGATCGGCGTCGTGCCCGCCGCTGGTCCGCCCGGGGACGCGCCAGCGCCAACGGCTACACCGATCGCGGCAGGACCGGCCGCTATTTGTGCGCGGTCGCACATGCGCCTAGTTTGGTATGGGCGATCACGATGGAGGTGCAGAAAATGATTGCGATCTTTGACGCTCAAAGACGCCTCGCCGTCCGCCGTTTTTATCGTGCGTGTCGATGGGCTGTGTCGGCCAAGAGAGCGGCCAGGGATCGCATCTTGCGCGACGCCGCTCGGGTGAACCGAGACAGGCTGAGAAACGGCTAAAAACCCGGCAAGACGGTGGCGAGCGAACGGAGAAAAGCTTCACGGTAGATTTCACAGTCAGATTTCCAGCTTTCACGCCCTGTGAAATCTGTGCAATCTGGTGCTACTTCCTTCCCGCCTGATATCCTACCCCGACATATTTCTGCCGCCGACGGTCTCCCGGCAGCGGGTCACCCATGACCAGTCCCGTGACGCTTCGCGTGTCCGGTGGGATCTCCGAGAGCTTCTCCGCGTATTCGGATACCGTCGTCCGCTCCTTGACGACGTAGTGGCCGACCTTGAAGGTTTCCGTTTCACCGCGAGCCTTAGCCGCACGTCGAGCCTTTAGCCTTGAGCGGCGGTTCGCATCCCGAAGAGACAGCCGTTTTTCTTCAGGGGTTTTGGGCACGGCCACGGGTCAAAACCCACGATCCGGTGGGACGAAACAGTATATGTCGCGCGCTGAGTTGCTGCAGACGTAGGCGTCGCCGTCGATGCTCTTGTTCGTCAGAACCTTGCCGGGAGGAATCGGCGTCCACTGGTCGATGACCTTTGCCCACCACTGACCGCTGCGCCAGTCCGCTTCAGTCCGCTTGCAATCTGAAATCGAGCAGCAACTGATCCCGGTATCGGGCTGCTTCAGTCCTTGGAAGAACTCCGCACGGGGACCGACCGATGGATAGCTACCGCCACCTATGGCGACACTCGGCAAGCTGGCAACAATGCAGGCGAATAGAACGCGCCACATGGCTCAATTCTCCACACCCGCCGGCTTCGCTTCAACCGCCTGCCAGTTCGTCCCCACCGCCATAAAGCAGATGCCGGCATCCGTGAGCATGAGAATCGTCCACGACCCATCAGCGGCGACGGTCATCTCTATGGGGATCGGAGTTCCGCCTGTGCTGATGGCACCGACAAATCGGATGGTCTCCTTGCTGCTCTCCTCGAGATGAGCCAGCACATCCTTGTTCGCCACGTTGGTGCAAAGCACTGACGCGCGAGCCGGTGGCGATAAAAACAACATAGCGGCGAATAGGACCGTCATGCCGACGCCGAGGACCAGGCAGCGCAGTGCGGTGTGATCGTCTGTGGTCACGGGGAACCTCCGTCCTACCAAGTCAAGGGATCGACTTGATAACCTCCTCGACCTTCATTCTTGCCTTGAGTATGCCCACGTCGACACGAATGCCAGTCAACTGCTCAAGCAATGCAGCGTTGGATGTCTGGATGCCGTTGGCTATGCTTTTCAGGTCGGCGATATCGGTGTGATCCTGCACCACTGTATCACGGGATGCGACCAAGGGGACGGTGGCCTTCTCAAGGAGGTCGACCCTAAGAACGAGCGCAGTCACCGTCTGGAAGACACCGACATATACCGAAATGCCCCCCCCGAGCAGACCGATCAACATGATAATGTGGCCGAGGTTGAACACCGGCTCAAATTTCCAACGATACTTAGAGGTATCGCTGTCTCCATCATACTCTGTGCTCATTGGGCATATCTATCCCCAAATTTGGGGGGAGGCGCGTCACGCCCCCTGAACGATGAAGCCGAACACCTTCCAACCGAGCAGAAACAGAAGCACGAAAGTCAGCAGGGTGTAGGAGTGATAAGTCCACGCGAACGGTGGTCCGCCGAACCTCCAGCTGGCCCAACTGATCAGGCACAGCAGCATGAGCAACCAGAAGATAAAACCGATACTCATGGTCATGCTCCTTTTGGCATCTGCGCTTGAACCGTGGCCTCCGCCTTAGCCTCGGGCGTCTTGACCACGGGTGGCGGCCCCATCGCGGGCGGTGTCGCCACGGTCGGCGCCGGTGTGGATACGTCCACCACCTTCGTCGCCGACGGCAGCACCATGGTGCGCTCGCTGACTGGGTTGTTGGGATCGGCCGCCGCCAGGGCGACGATGCCGTCGTTCAGCCGGTTGGCGACATCACGGGCCGTGGGCGGCAGCAGATACGTGACGACATAGCCGAGGGCGGCCGGGATCATCGTCTGGATCTCGACCGGGACGTTCAGCCCATAATGGTTGGCGATAGCGATGATCACCCATGAGACGACGGCGACGAGGCCCCCCGACAGAACGCCCCTGCCAGGCAACCACGCGATGCTAGGTGCCGCAGCCGAGGGGTCGGCCGGATGAACAGGCTCACCCATCTAGGCTGGCGGTGCAGCGACCAGCGAGGCCGGGTCTGCCGCGTCCACGTAAACCCTTAGCTTGTGGGTCACCGTGGCGATCGAACCGATGAACCCGCCAAGGAACGGCAGCCCGGCCAGACGACTGATCTCGTTGTCGATCTGGTCTACCGACTTACGCACATTGTCGAGCACGCCGCTGTCGACGGCCTTCCTCACCGGGTCGAGCAAGAGGGCGACGGATGACGCGAGTTTCCCGATGAACGGAAAGTCGCGGAAGGCGTCGATCTCGTCATCGAGGTTGTCGAGCATCCTCTTGATCGTGGCGAGCGATATGCCGGTCCCTGGAGCGGAAGCGGCAGGCGCGGGAGTGGTCGACGGCATGGGCTCTTGTCCTTTGGTTGGTGCCGGCGTGGTCGTCGGCGCTGGTGCTGGCTTCGGGGCAGGCGTGGCCGCTACGTGAGCCTCCCAGGCCTTCTTGGCGCGGACGGCGAGGGCAAGTCGGTCGGGCTCGGCCACGACGCCAGCCATCTCGAAATGCTGCTCGAACGCCGCGACCTTGGCCTCAATCGTCGGTGCGGCCGCCACCTCGTCGATCACATGAGAGAACTGGCCCCTGAGCTCGACGAAGAGATAATCGTAGCCGGATTGCATGGCCCTGTAGTCGCGGCCGGTCCTGGCGCAGTAGGCCATGTACGCCGCGCGCCGCGGGCCCGTCCATTGCGGCAAGCCGTAGCCGCCGCTCGGGGCAATCTTGCCGCCCTCTTGAACCTGCTGGATACCGCTCTCGCGGCCGAGGTTGCCGCAGACCGCGAAAGCGTCCATCGGTTCCCATTTCGGAAAATCGGGCAGTAGCTTTTCGATCAGCCAGACTGCTCGATCTTCGAAGGTCCCAAATGTGGACTTCGACACGTCAAACGCCATCGGGAGAACTCCTGAAGGCCCGCAACTATCGAGGCGGTCTTTGTAGCCTTAATCTTCGGCGGAAGATAGTAAAAGAAAACGGCCGCCCGGAGAGATAAGGCGGCCGCTTCCTCCAAAACCCTTCGGCGCTTAGGCGGAAGGAGGGGACGCCGACGCCGGAGAACTTGGCGCGGGTGTCGCGCCCGGATAGGCGAACGTCCCGGCATTGGACACGCCAGCACTGGTCGTCACGGTAACGCGACCGCTGCCCCCAGGCGGGACCGTGGTATCGATCTCCGTATCGCTGATCGCATGGAAGTCCGTGTTGGCCACCGGAGCTCCACCAAAGTCGACCCCGGTCACACCTGTGAAGCCGGTGCCGGTGATCACGACCGCATCGCCGGGAGCGCCCGAGGCGGGCTCGATGTCGGTAATGACGGGCGCGGCGATGTTGACCGAAGGCGGAGTGATCGGCGTCGAGTCGGCGGTAAGCGCGCTCGTGATGTCGTTCAGGTCGGAGATGTTCCGAGCGTGCAGGTCGTCCAGCTTCGCCTGGACGGCGGGCGAGACGACCGGGCTCGAGGAGAGTTGTGCAATCTCTTTGAGGAGCGTCCCGGCAAGGGTGATGAGCTTGCCAATTGCGTCATGCGATGCGGCCTCGTCGGCCTCAAGGTCGTCAATGGTTGCCATGATCTTCTGCGTCCTTTGTAGGAGGGTGGCTTGGTTACTCAGCAACGTGTGCAAGGCAGCAGACACCGCATGCAGCGTACCCTCGATGCGGACGAGGTGCGGATTGTTGAACGGGTTATCGAAAATGCCCATACCCCGTTCATATGCTCTTAACGTGAAAGCGGCAAGAATGTGCCGCTAGGCACGAGGTCTTTTTACGATCTCGACAACGGCCGCGAGCAGGGCCAGGACAAGGTAGACCACCCCGCAGAGGATCAGGATCGCCAGGACCCACTTCGTGTAGAAGAAGAGCGCGTACAGCACGATCCCGGCGATCACTGCGCCAAACAAATTTTTCGTCATGGGTGGGTGTTGTGCTTTGGACCGGTCTTCGGGCCTTTGCCGTTGCCCTCGTTGCCAGTGCCGTCGCCGCCACCGTTGCCGACGCCTACACCACAGTTGCCCCCATTGCCGTGGCCACAGCCACTGCCACCGCCGCCACCGCCGCCTCCACCACCACCCGTGGTCCCGCCGCCTCCCCCGGTCGGATTGATCGTGGGACCACCTCCGCCCGAGCCACCGCCACCGGGCGGGTTGACGGGCGGATGGTTTGTCGGGCCACCCGGTAGGCTAACACCACCCGATGGGCTGTTGGCAGCGGTTGTTATCACCTGCGACCGCTGATGAGATGAGAATGGAAACTCCGAGCTCGTCAGCGGACAGGCCTTGGTGCCTCCGACATTGACGAAATCCCAGTTGGTGAGTTGGCCACCGGGACAGACGCAGCGGTTCAGCGGGTCGTGAACCAGCGGCGCCGGGCAGGTGGCCGCGGCGAGCGCGATGTTCGGGATCAGGGAAAACACAAATGCGAGTGCTGGTTTCATTGGGCACCTCCTATGGTGACCGTATAAACGCACGAAACACGAAAAAGGAGTGTGACCGACGTCACACCCCTACTGCGCCGTTCCGAGTAGCCGCGCCCGCTTCGCCAGCGTCGCGTCACGCGCAATCTGTTGGTACTTCATGATCATCATCTGCCGGCCCGCCTCACGCGCCTGATTGATCTGCTCGGTCATCACGTCGTGCTGAACGTAGGTCGGCCACCCGTTGAACTCGGCCGATTTCACGATGACGTCGAGCCGCTGCTTCGCGATACGGCCGGCGAGCCGCTGGAAGTCGTCGTACTGCTCGGGCGTCAGGTCGATGTTGAGGATCTTCCTTTCGAGCTTCCCCGGGAACACGCCAATCCGCAGCATGGCGAGGTTGACCGGGTCCTTGCTCACCCGCTGCTCGTAGATCGCCAGGACGCCAGGGATGAGGCCCTGCGTGTTTGGGAGAGCCTCACCCCAGACGTCGCGGCGCGGGTACAGGCTCTCCGAGATGCCCGGCACCTTCGCCTTGATGGCGTCCATCACGGTGCGGGCGTCACGCTGATAGGGGTCCATCGCCCGGTCCATCTGTGCCAGGCCGACCGAGAACGGCACGAAGCTTGAGAGCATATTCTTGATGTAGCCCTCACCGTACCGGCCAGGATCCTCGACCGCCTTGATCAGGTCGGCCGGCCCCCGCATAAAACTCTCGTCGAGGATGTTCTGAGTGAAGGCCATCTGCAGCACGCCGGCGGCCTGGGCCATGTCCCCATGGCTGGCGGCGTGGGCCACGTCGTAAAGGTCCGCGGCGATCGATCCAAGCATGCCCCACGGGCCGAGCCGGTTGACCTGATACCACATATCCCCGATGCGGACGCTGTGTGCTTGGTTGCCGGCGAGCCGCCAGACTGCGGCCTCCTTCGGATCGGACGGACCCGATCCGCTCATGTAGCCCTCAGCCGCGAGCGTCCCGAAGGCGATCGCCATGGCGCTTCCGACCACCATGCGGCCGATCGCCGTGTCCTGCGCGATAGTGCCGTGTATGCCCATCACGTCCTCGCGGAGCGACGGCGTGAGAAGGCCAACCGGCGTCCGCTGCAGGACCGCCTGGTTCATGACGTTCCCAGCTATTTTTACGAACGGGTCGACAAATTTTAGGATCGGCGTCTCGCCGAGGACCGGCAATTTGATCGTGGTGTTCGTCAACCGTGAGAAGAGTTGCAGGAACGGGCCGCCCTTGCCCATCAGGGCGAGCGTGGTGGCGCCGCCGACCGACCGCTCGAGCATCTCGTCGGTCGGGTTCTTCTGCCAGTGCGCCATCCTCTGGAAAAAGTCATTGCCCGACATCGGGCGCCCGGCCTTCTGTGCGGCCTCGGCGTCGGCGGTCGCGGCTCGGAACGCTTCGCCGGCTAGGATCGCGCGTTGGTTTGACACTCGCCCATAGGAGTGAAGAGCGGCAATGAACCGCCCAGGCAAACGAAAGAAACTACCGACCGGGATCGACGGCACCCCCTTGATCGCGACATCTGGCATCTGGCCGAGAGGCGAGTAGCTCAGCCCGACCACCGGAGCTCCCGGTTCGCCACCGGCCGAGACCATCTCTGCCGTCGCACGGATCGCGTCACGGATGCCAGTGGTGAACCCGTAGAGGTCGCCCATCACCTCACGCCACGTCACCGGGTCGAGGGAGAGGCTCTTCGCGACTGTGAGGGCTTGGTCATCGGTGAACGGGATCAGCGGGCGCACCTCCTCGCCCGGCAGGCGCGTCGTCATCCCCGAGCGCAGTCCTTCGAGCCCAGCCTGTGCCGCTGCGGCTTGCGCAAGGCGTAGTCCCCTAAGCCTCGCCCGTGCTTCTCCGAACGGAATGACCTCACCCTCGCGCCCAAGTCTCTGGGCGAGACGGCCGACTGCGGCCGCGGCGAGCGTCTCCGGGCCATGCTGCATCAGGGAGATGATCTGGTTCCCAACCGTATAGGTCATGTGGGTCATCGGACCCGAGATCAGGTTGTTCGTCCAGAACTCGACGATCATCCGCCCGATCGAGCGGGTCTGTCCTTCCTTCTGAATGTACTCTGCAACCTGCACTGGGTCGTCGTAGCGCCCCCCCAGCTTCGCCTCCACTTGCAACTGGAACAGCGTCTTGCCCGTGGCCTTGGCCGCCAGTTCGTCGTTGAACGTGGCCACGCCCTTGAGTGACCGGAACGCCGCTAGCGCTCGACCGGCCTCGGCGGTCGCCCCCGACACCACACGCTGAATGCCGATCAGCCGCTGGCGCGCGGCAGCGTAGGCGGCGATGTCCTCCGGCTTACCGCTCTCGGCCGCGACCTTCATCGCAGTGCCGGTCGCCTTCGATGCGTCAGTGAACAGCAACCTCAGCGCCACCACCTGCTCGGCGTTATAGGCGCGACCCCTTACCCATTTATCGACAAGATCCTCGGCTCCGTCCTTGCCCATCGCTTTGGCGAGATCGAGTACCTGACCGGGACTGGACGGGGCGCGACGGTCAAACGTGAAGTCCTGATGCGCCTCCGCAATTTCCTTCAGCGCCTGATTGATGCTCTCGGGAGTGTCAAGGTTCTCTAGTCGGATGTTTCCGGCTTTGTCGGTGAACTTTGGGGCTGCCCTTGGGATGGTGTCGGCGGGCTCGGGGGCAAGGGCGGCGATAGGCGAAGCAGGCTTAGGACGTTGGGATCCTCCAGGCTGTCCTGCTCCTCCATCTGCCCCACCTGATGCCGGAGCGCCTTCTGCCCCAGCTTGACCGCTGCTGCCGCCGACCGCACTTGGTCGTTCAGCCAATGCGCCGCCGCCGGCGACAGGCCCGGCAGCGCCGCGAGCTCCTGATAGCGCTCCAAGTTCCGCTGCGCCGCCACCACCCGCTCCTCCAGGCTGGCCTGCTGCAGCGCTTGGTCCTGCGGATCCCCGCTGCTCTGCGATGGCCCGCTCGATCTCGGCTCTGACATCTCCTGGCACCTCTGTTTCGCGCCGTGCAGTCTCCTCGACGACGCGGGCCATCGCTGGATCCGCTTCGTGCGGCTCCGTGTGCTTGGCATCCGCTTCGTGAATGTCGGCTAGGCTCGGGCCACCGGGCGGCCGATCGGTGATCACCGTGCGCTGCGGCTCGGTAGCGAACATCCGGTCATAGACGTGCCGCATCTCTTCCGTCAGCGGCGCCCACTCTTTGTTCGGGACGGTCGCCTGCATGTCGACCATCGAGCGATAGAGTTGGCCCATCCACGTCTTGAACCGCTCGAACACGCGCGCCAGGCCGGCAGATGGCGCGACACCTTCGTACAGGTACTGCATCCCGCCGTTGGCAAGCTTCTCGTGCGCGGCTTTCGCCTTGGCAGAATAGCCTCTCCCCGAAGGCGTCGTCTCCAGCAGGTCCTCCGCCTTCTCGACCCCAGCGAACTTCAGCGCCGTCTGTGCGTCGGCCTTCAACTGCTCCGGCGCTAGTGGATGTGCCGCCGCCCGCATCAACTGATTGATGAAATGATGGAAGCTCTCGTGGATGATCGTGGTGACGTCCGCCGTCTTGCGCATGATTGTGAGAAGGGAGCGGACGCCACCCTCGCCGGGGACGAAGCCACCTTTCTTGGTCTGCTCGAGAATGTTCGGGCTTTCAGGCGAGAAGGTTCCGCGGTTGGCGACGGACTTGATCTGCTCAGGATTAAAAACAATGTAGCTATCGCCGCGCCCTTCGGTGGCGTTCTTATAGACTATCCCGTCGTATCCCTTGCGTGCCAGAGCGTCGCGAACAAACTCTCGGTCAATCACGTCGCCAGACGCAGCGTCCACCTCCTCTTCGGTGAGAATGCGCGATCGGACCATCTGACTAAGCACATCATTCGGTGACCAAGTGTGCAAGTCTGGCCATCTTAGCGGGTGCTCAATGTGTAGGTAGACCGGCATGAGATTGCCGCCCTCCGGAACATGGCCGGCCCGCAATGCCATAGTGTAGGCCGCCTTGGCCTTCTCTCCCTGTACTACTCCATAGCCAGAGGCTGACAAGACGCGCTTGGCGGCTGTCGACGCATCACCAAAGTGAAACCCTATGTCTTCGGTGTGCTGAAAGGCGGAGAAGTCAGCGTCAGTCCCATGATAGACGACGCGCGGCTTTCCCTCACCATCCACGATCTTACTGTCGCCGAACCACCTTGAAAACGCCGGATTGTTGGTTATATCCTCGCGACCATGAGTGCCAGAAACCGCGTCACTTGCACCTGCCACACCTGCGGCTCGACCTTTGAACGACCCGCCAGCCAAATCGGCAATTTCTGTAGCCGACCGTGCTATCGAGCGCACCAGCGCAGTGGCAACGGATTTATTGACACCAAGGGATACCGACGCCTTTTCATCGGAGGCAAGCACATTTTCGAGCACCGCTGGATCGCTCAGCACATGCTCGGCAGAGAGCTTCTCCCTTCTGAGGAAGTTCACCACATCAACGGGCAGAGAGCGGATAACCGACTGGAGAACCTGTTGATCACTTCCGACCACATCGATCACATGACGCACCACCGACGATTTGACCGCTCCGTCGCGAAGTCCCTTCGCGCTGAAGGTCTCACTCTGAAGCAGATCGGTGAGCGCTTGGGCGTCTCTCTTCAGTCCATCCACGACGCTCTTCGGCAGATCGATTAATTGGGCAGTGCGCTGGGAGAACTCGCGCGCTTCCGGGTCGCCGCGCCCCTCGTCCATCACCCACTTGGGTAGCACACCGGCCTTCTGCTCCGCGTAGTGCGTGTCGGCCGCCGATGCCGTCCGGTTCACTTCGCCGTGCGGGCCGTAATTGACCCACGAGTTCTGACCGCGCGTCTCCTCGGTCATCGCCATGCGGGCGAGTTCCGAGTACATGGCCGAGTGCGACCGCCAGGCGTTCTCCTCGCCGGCGGCGCGGAAGCCGTTGCCGTCTTTAATGTGGCCAAAGTAGTCGTGGACGATCCTGAACACGTCGTTTGCGACGAGCTTCTTGCCGTCGACCACCACGTCGGTCGGGGCGAGCAGCGGATTGTCCTGGGCAACGCCGCCCTCGCCCGTACCGAAGCCGATGTCCGTTGGGTAGACCCAGAGGTGGTTGTTGTCGCGCACGTCCATCGCGGCACGGCGCGGGCTTTCGGCGTAGGGGTCCGCCTGCCCCGGCTTGATGAACTCAATCTTGAGACCGGTCTTCTCAATCGCCCGGAACTGGTCGACCGTCTCCTTGATCATGGCATCGTAGGACGCCTTGACCCTCGGGTCGTTCGGCCGGTTCGCCATCTTGTCGTAGGCTTCGGCGATGCGCTGAGCCCGCTCGACATCGACCGGCGCGTAGGTGCGCGGCGGTGCGTAGGGAATGCCGTGTTCGCGGGTGTAGTCCCTGGCGACGTCGTGGGCCACCTTGAGTGGGCCCGGGATGTAGACGTCGCCGTTCTTGAAGGTTATTGGCTTGTCGGGAAGCCCGACTAGCTTTTCGACCCCGCCGGCTGCTTGTGACGCCCGGTCTGCCGCTGCCGCAGCATCGCCTCGTGCTCCGGGTTCCAGTCCTCGCTCGCCGGATCGTAGGGTGTCGGCAGCGGCGTCGGCTCGCTGCTCTCGAAGAGTGTCGAGCCTGCGCGCGGCGCGGAAGAGGTGCCGCTCGAAAGCAGTTTGAGCAAGCCCTGATCCTTCTGCTCGGAGCGCTTCGCCTGCTGGGCCTGCTGGTTCACCAGCCCCTGCGCCGCCTCTTTCAAGGTCTGCAAGTTCTTCGCCATAGCCTGCCTTCTCCAGAATATTTCTGTAGACGCCATGGGAGAATAGCACAGCGAAATCAGGTGTGGCGGATATTTCTTCGTGCGTCAGGCCACCGGCCTTGAGTATTTGCTGGGCCGTTTCGCCCTGCCCAGCCTTCTCGTAAAGCGTCTTCGCCCACGACCAGATCGTCTCTTGGATCTCGGCCGGCGTCCACGTCTCGCCGGTCAGGCGGCTGATGACATCCGCGGCCTTCCGCACCGCCGCCGTGTAGGCGATGTACCCAGCGCCCTTGCCCGGCGTCGGACCCGTCTTCCTGAATAGCGCCTGATCGACATTGGCGTAGTTCGCCATCCAGGCGTCGAGCGTCACTGCGTTGACGTGGCCCCGCAGGTTCGACGCGAACGAATTGACCTTCGGTCCCGATAGTTCGAGGTCGATGGGGTCTGGATGCGAAAGGGCGGAAACCGTATTGTTGATCCAGGCCGGCAGAATGCTATCGACACCCTTCTCGCCCTGGACGCTTTCGCCCATGACCTTGATGATTGCATCCCGGTCAGTCGGTCGCCCTGCGTCAACCCAGTTCCGCCAGATGTTCAGCGAATTGATCGCATTGTCCTCGACGCCGGTTTGGGGCGACGTCGCGGCGAGGAGGGCAGCAAACCGGGGCGCATCCTCTGCTCCGAAGATGCGCAGGAGTGCCTCAGCGCTCTTCCGATACCATCCGCGCTTGGCCCGGCCAGAGTAGGCGACCGCGGCCATTTCCTCGGCCGGCGGTAGGCTGGTGAAAATGTCGACGATGGTCTGCGCGTTCTGCGCCTTGACTTTCTCCAGTTCGTCCGGCTCAAGGTATTTGAGGACGGCACGTAGCCCGCCTATCTGTGCGGCAAGCTCACGCGGTGTGGCGCGCTGTGCAAACTCCGGCGCCTGTTCAGCCGGCACGACCGGTTCTGCGGGACGGCCGCGCCCGATGATATCCGCCCCCTCCTCCCGGTACAGATCCTCGGCAGTGCCACGCTGACCCTGGAACCAGTCCGCGAGAGCGCGGTAGTTCGCCGCCCACAGAGCGCCAGCCATCGCGGCTTCCTCCGGCGGACGACCAGCGGCCTGGACCTTGCGCGAGACATCTTCGGCGATGTTGATCGGCACTGACGGTGCCAAAGCCGCATGAGCTTGGGCAGGCGTCATGTTCTTGATTGCTTCGTCGCTGACGCCCTTCGCTCGCAACGCTGCCTTCATGGCATTCGTCACCATGAAGGGGATGCCACCCACAGGCGGCGTCCCTGTGGGGGCTACTTCCGGTGCCACTCCAGCCGGCGTGGCTGCTGGTGGGGCTGCTGGGGCCCCTGGCGTCTCTTTCGCCGCCGCCCGCTTGAGAAACTCGGCTTCATCGTGGGGGTAGGGCTTGGTGACCAAGTCTTCCGGCGGCTTGATACTCGGATCGTGTCCCTTGTATTGGACCTTTCTGACCTCAGTCAGGACCTTGCGCTGATAGTCGTTGAAGTCGAACCCGGCGGCCTCGACCGCAGCCCGTTCCGTCTTCAGCGCGTGATCGTGAGCCGTCTCATAGGGCTCGCCGAGGTCCACCATATGGTGACGCTCGACGTCCTCGTGGATCGCGATGAACTTCTGGATGGGCATCGGCCGCGTCTGTTCGGACCCGATCAGCCTGACATCGAGGGACGTCGGCATGTCCTTGTCGATGTAGACGGTCTTGCCGTTCTGGCTCGATCCGCCGCCGAACGGGATGTCCTTGGTGTTGTCGATGACGTATTGGTGCTGTCCACTGCCAGGCTCGACCACCTCGCTGCGACCAGCGTCTGCCGCCCGCCGGAGTGCCGCCTGTCGTCGGGTAACCAGATCGCGCATCGCATAGTCGGCGTCCGCCAACTGCTTGCGGAGCGTCGTCATCTCAGGCGTGTCGACGCCCTGCCCAGCGGCGTAGGCGTCCTGCCGCGCGTGAAGGTCCTCGATCTCCGCTTGGGCCTCGCGCAGCTGGGCGCGCAGTTGCCGCGCCACAGGCCCGCCTGCATAACCGCCGCGAGAGGCGATGTGCTCGTCGAGCCGGTCCTGCAGGGTTCCACGGTACTCCCACGCATCATTGATCTGATCGTCGGTCGGGTTCTCAAGTGCACGGATGCGGGCCTGGAAGCTATTCCGCTGCGCCTCCGCTGCGTCGTAGGCGTTCATCGTCTCTGGATCGAGACGGCGCGCCATCTCGTAGACATCCGCCGCCCTGGCCCGCTCTTCGATAATGGACTGCTCGACCTGCCGCGCAGCATGGGCCTGCATGGCGGCGGCGAAGGATCGCTCGACACTCTCGTGGAAAACACCGTTGGTGACGGCCTCTCCGAAAATGCCGAGATCGCTTCCTTCGATAACGGTCGGCGGAGGCGGTGCATCGGGCGCGGGCGCGAAGCGATCCGCAAGACGGCGCACTCCCGGAAACGCCGTCTGAAGGCCTTCGCGGACCGCAGCCCCCGCCCGCGCCCCAGGGGCCATGATCGTCTCACCGATGCGATTAGCCTTGTCGAAGATCAGTCCCAGGCCAGTCGCAATGCCGACTTTCGTCCAGTCAGGGGCTTGGCCCGACGCCACCTCTTGGCCGAGCTCCGATCCGCCTATAACCCCCGCTCCGAAGAGATGCGACGTCAGTGGACTTGCCATGACTCGCTGGAGCGTTGTCGCACCCTCACCCGCACCGGCACCCCACCAGGCCCCCGGCTTCATCGTCAGCATGTAGGGGAGGATGTTGCCGAGGAACGACGCGGTCGGATGATACTTCTCCGCCAGCCCTTCCTCTTTCAGGAGTGGATCCTGCCAGTCCTGGGGCAATGCTGAGATAGCCGCGTTCTGCGCCTTACCCGTCAGCCAACCACCACCAAAGCCGCCAGCGAGACCACCGGCAACGGCACCCCACGGACCAAGCCATGATAGGCTCAAGGCTCCTGCCGCCGCGCCAGCTAGGCCGCCCGCCGCCGGGACGGCGCTCAGAGCCGCGCCGAGACCAAACGAGCCAGCCGCTGATGGAGCCGCCGCCTGCTCATCCGCCGCGTTGAAGATGTCTGCGAAGGGATCGGGACCAGACGGCTTGGGGTATTCTTCCTGCGCTTGGGCAGGTGTTGGCGCCAGGGAAGGCGCGGCCGTCGGCTGCTTCCCCTCCCCGCTGAAGATGGAGGCAAAAGGATCCGGCCCAGTTGGGAGGGGTGAGCCGTCAGCCATCAGTGTTCGGCGAGGTTCGGCTGGTCGAAGACTTCCCGCAGTGTCTCCTCAGTCATGCGATCGAGGTCCTTGGCGCTGAACTGCTTGTTCTTGGCGTACTCCTTTCGGATGGCCCGTGCCATGACTTCTCTGGTGGCAGTCGTGACCGTCGGCGGAGACGCTGCGCCCGGATGCGCCGGCTGATGCGCGACTACGGCATCCTGCGCTGCCTGCACGGCAGCATGGAATTCTCGCGTGGGGACGCCCTGCGGCGCGCTGAACGCGGACAGGGGCTGAGTGAGGTCGGGCGGCGGTAGTGTCGGCGGTCCAACACCCGGCGTCTCCAGCCGCCGCGTCCCTTCCGCTGCCTTCTCTCTGCTTGCTGAACTCAAGCCCTCGACGGCCAGCGTGAGCGGGTTGAACGGCGCGGGAGGGGCGCCTGCCGCAGCCGCCCCAGAGGCCACGCCGGCAACTGTCGGGACCGGCGTCGCGGCCGCCGCCGGAACCCCGACCTCTGGCGCACCCGTACTCGGCCGCAAGTCCGGCGGGAGCGCGCCAGCGTCCACCCCGAGCGCCGCGAGGACGAGGTCCGATGGACGCATTCTCTGGATGTCGGGGTCGGCCACCGCGGCCTTGAAGGTTGGTCCGATATACTTGTCGAACCAAGCCCGATTGCTCTCGTTCGGATTGGCAATGAGCCTTTGGACCAACTCCTGCCACTGCGCCACCGACATCGGGTTACCCTTTGGCGTAACGATGGGAGCGATGGCCGGGAGCTTCATCACCTCTTCCCAGCCCTTCTTATCGACACCGTCAGGGGCTGGCGGCAGCGTCACGTCCTGCGGCAACTGAACCTGGGCCTCCTCCGCCGCGAGCTTGGCGACTGCGAAGTCGCGAGGCGACCGGATGTTCGCAGCAATCTCGTCCGTCTTCTTCTGCGTGAAGAAGTCGTAGGGGTTGTTCTTACCATCCTTAGTATAGTCGGCGTATTCTCTATTGTATCTCGTGATCGCCTTGGCAACCACAGAGTTCACGTCAGGATCCCGCCGCAGCGACACACCCGGCGTCGGCACCGCGCCGTTCGCCTGCTCGTCGAATGTCACTCTGGAAACCAGATATTTCATCTGGGCTTCCTTGGCCTGATTGATCGAGGCCTGATCGACATCCTTCCTGACCGACGTGGCGATTCTGGCGAGGTCTTCGGCTCCTTTGATCGACAACTGCCCAGGCTTCACTTGTCCGAGGATTTCGGCGATGTCAGAAATGCGCGACGGGTCGCCGACGGGCTTCAGAATTTGCTGGAAGATCGGCCAGTAGGCGGGGCCGTACTCCGCCGTAGCGGCTGCCTGACTGTCGTGCGCGTGGGCCTCAAGGGCGCGGGTCAGCGCCTCCTTCGTGTCGGGCAGAAGGCTCTGATCCTTGGCGATGTCGCTGAGGATGTTCGCCGCCGGCGCGCCTCCGACGATCGCCGTCATGTAGCCGCCAGCGGCCTTCTCGTTCCGGTCCCGCTTCTCGATCTGGCTCTGCCCATCCGCCATCTGCGACGCAGCCTCTAACCTGCTGTACTCGCCGACAGCCAGAAGCTTCTCCTCGTTGGTGTAGTTCGGATTTTCCATGATCGACTGGAAGCCGGCCTCTTTCACCGACAGCATGTCGGTCGAGATCGAGGCTGGCGTCATCGGGACCGCGGCCCGGCGGGCCTCCGCCGTGGCATTGTAGCCGCCGCCACTGTATTTGGTTCCGCCAATAAGCGGCCCGAGCGAACCGCGCTCACCACCTAAGTCAAAGTGCATCAAGTCACGGACGGTCCCGCCGGTGTGCGTTCCGAACGCGCCGCCCCAGGCCAGCTTGCCGATGAGGTCGCCGCGCCGATCCTTCGCATAGGCAAAGACATCCTTCGCGAGTTCGGTGTACTTCCCCGTCGGATCTGGACCCTCGTTCTTGATCTCGCCGTTTGGGCCCACGATGACCATGTCGAGCGCACCACTGCCGAGCCTGTGGTGCTGCGAGTGGGCGGCATGGCCGCTTGGGTTAAATCCGTCGTTGACGTAGACGTGCCAACCTTGGTTCGCCGCCTCGAACATGCTGACGCCGCCGCCGACAACCTCTTTCAAGTCGCCGGAGACACCCGACAGCATTTGGGGGTTGGATTGCCACCCTCGCCCACGCGCCGGGTTCACCACGAGGGCTGACGCCTTGATGTCCTTCGACACCGCCGGCAAGTCCATCTGCGACGGGAGACCACGGCCCGGCATTTGATGGATGCTGCCCGGCATCGCGCCGTTGTACTTCTGTGCCAGGAAAGCTGAGAACTGCTGCGACGTCGTATAGACGGAGCCGCCGTTGTCCGTGACCTCTTTGAGCCCAACGACGCTGACGGCTCGAGCCTGGGGGTGCAGGAAGAGGTTGGCGGCTCCGCCTGCGCCCTGCTGGTGCGCGATGTAGAGTTCAGTGTCCGTGATTGAGGCGGGGTCCCGGCCGAGTGTCGCCGCCAATTGCTTGCGGTTGTCCGCTGCGTAGCGCTGCGTCACCATGAGCGCTACCTCGGGGTCATTCGGGTCGGCTCCCGGAGGAGCGTACTTATTCACCAGATCAAGGCTTACCTGCGCCGGTCCAAACCGAGTGCCCCCTGGGTTGGGGATGGCGCGTCCGCCGCTTTCGACAGAAACCGTCTTGGGCAGACCGCCTGCAGAAAACCCGCCCGGAATAGCCGTCGCGACCTTCGTGTAGATCGGATTGCTCGGGTTCGTCAGCGCGGCCGCCGGCGCATTTGCTCCCCTGGTCATGGAGAACGTCTTCGCGGCCAAATCCTGCGACCGCGCGGTCTTTGCCTTGTCCTGAAACTCCCTCTGCAGCGGCGCGTAGTCCTGACCGAGCTTGTCCCGGTTGTCCTCGATCATCTTCATGCCGGCCTGAGGATCAGTGACCCCGACGGCCAGGATGCGCGCCTTCCATGCGTCGCGCGTGCCCCGCTCGACGGCCGACTTGTAGATCGGATCGTCGGTTGACGACGCCCCCACCAGGTGTGCGTCCTTCACATTGGCGTTGATCATGTCGCCCATGTGGTTCTTGAACGCTGTGTCGTTTCCAGGATCCACGCTGATCGCGTTCAAGCTGTTTTCGTACGTCGTCTTGTTGACGCCCTGAGCCCAGATCTTAGCCGCATCGTCAGCCGCAGCACCGCCCTTCTCAAGAAACGCAGCGTTCATGCGGCTAGTAGAGTTCGCAAACTCTACTCGCGAACCACCGGGAAGCCCGTTGCTTATCTGCTGGCGAAGCTCGTCGAGTTGCTTCCGAAGCTCTGGCCAATAGCGGAGCTTGCGTTCCGCACCCATACCGTTGTAGCCGGTATCGGGCAGCGGCTGGTCATTTGGCCCCATCACTGGCTTGCCGGTCTCGTCAAGTTGAGGCTTCGATGGGTCGCCGTAGTAAAGCTTAGTCAACTGATCCTGATACTGGTTGACCCCACGATCCTTAGCAACTTGATTATAGACGTCGCCGGCAACCTTGAAGCCGCCGGCAAGTGGCCCGCTGATCTGCCTACCGAGTAGCTCAATCGCCGGCCCGACCTTGTCCTCGACATGCTGGTAGTCGTCGGGGAGGCTGCTCGACGGCATGACCCCAGGGACGCCGGCCTGCTCTCCTCTAACGGAAGAAGGAACCTCTGCCATCAGTAATCGGCCCCGGAGAGTGATGTGCTGGCGAGGCCAGAATTGTACCCGCCGCCATACAGCGGCACGACACCGCCGCTCACAGGCGCTGGGCTGCTCACAAGCGACGAGGCGCTGGCTCCACCGCCGCCAAAGCCAAACCCGCCGAACGACGACGCTTGGCTGCCGAAGTTGCCGATCGCGCCGCCGATCCCGCCGATGATATCACCCGCCGCCGCGTATCCTGCTGCAAGTTTGTCCTGCACCGCCTGCGCCCGGTCATCCTGGGCCTGGATCGTGTAGCCGTAGGCGGGGATCGCCCCTTCCTTCTGATAGGTCTGCTTGGTATCGAGTTTGCTCACCTCTCGGGCGCCAACTTCCACATCACGCGCCGATCCGGGACCGGTGGTGTCAACGTTGTTGGCCGCAAGCGCGGTGACGATCGCCGCCTCCTTGGCGGCCCCCTCGCGCGACTTGATGTCGGCCGCCTCTCGACCAGCCTGCCGCGAGTACGCCGCGTTCTGATCGGCAATCTTGGCATTGTTGTTCGCGACCTGGGCCTGATAGTTGCCCGCCTCGATCGCGCCCGCGGCCGACACGATGCCACCGACGAGGCTCAGTACTCCCGCGACCATGGCCATTGTTAGTTCCTCACAATTTCCATGACCACCGCCTCGCGCCCGTTTACTTCCTTCGGCTCCTTGACCATGAAGCCGAGGAAATACGCAAGCATCATGCCCTTGCGATCTTCCTTGAACACGATGGTGAGGAGCCGCCGGCGCGTCTGCATCACGAGGTCGAGCTCGCGCCTGAACAGGCGCGCGATCCTGATCGGATGCACGATGGCATCCTCGCTCACCGCCAGCCAGATTGCGCCCTCGGTCGAGAGCGCCGTTCCGGTCACGCCACCCACCGCGGCGATCTTGCCATCGATGAAGAGTGTCTTCCGGCACGACAGCGAAGCATCGAACGCCGCGCGCATGTCGTGGTGGACGGGCACGTCCATACTGAGGAGCAGCGCCCGATGGTCGCGGCGAAGCCGGCGGGACATCGCCCCGCAGTGCCATGGCCGTGCCTCGACGAGTTCCATCATCGGCCACCGCTCGCAATCGCCCCAGGTGGGATGATAGGCCCGACTGGTTTCCGTTCTGTCGGCGGTCCCGCGGTGCCCGCCTGCTGGCCACCCCGGCGCTCCGCCGCCTTGGATGCCATCTGATCAGGCGAGTCTCCCTCAAGGACCTCCGAAACGACGCTCACGATGTTCATTGGCAACGGAAAGTCCTGCGACAAAGCTACCTGCCCCGTCTTGTTGAACCCCGCCGTCACCGGCACGCGGTTGTAGCCCGTGTAGAGCGGTGCGGTGCTGCTGTTGTACGGCGGAGGAACAAGATCTGGCATGTCTGTCAGGTTACTCCATTCCGGCGCAATCTGCACTGGACTTAGCGTCGAGCCGTCGGGCTGCGCACCGCCTACCCTGATCCCGCGCGAGGCCTCGACCAAAACATTCGCTGCGGCCGCCTTCTTTCGTTGCCCCTGAACCGTCGGCGAGCCAGCTTCAAAGTACACCCCTTGCAGCTGCGCCCGGAACCCAAGGCCGAGGGTGATCGCAGTCGCCGGCGCGTCCAGAGTGACGCTTCCGTCCGCTCCAACCACGCGCGGCGTGACCACGTTGCCGTCGACCAGGCCGGTCACGGTCGCCCCGACGAGGTGTTCAAGCCCTGTGACCCGCGTCACCGGGGCCGTCTTCGACCATGCGCCCGGCATGGCCACCCGCGGTATCGTAGTGTTTGGGATGGTGGACGTGATCGGCGTCGTGATCATCGCCGTGACGTTTTGGTTATCGGTGTAGTGGGTGATCGTGGCGATGCCGCCGCCCATGCGCAACACGCTGCCGACATCGCCGATCACGAAGGTCGCCGACGAGGCGTGGAAGGTCGCCGAGGTGTCGAGCGTGACATGGGCCGATGCGCCCGAGCCGGTGTTGGCGGGATCGTAGAAGACCAGCGCCGGCCTTCTGTAGCCGGTTCCCTGCGCAGCGAAGGTCACCGACGTGATCACGCCCGCCACTATGGTCAGCGACGGAACCGCACCTGTGCCCGGCCCGCTGCCATTGTCATCGACGACGGCTGCGGTTGTCCCTGCCGAATACCCGGTACCGCCGACAAGGCTGGTTACCCCCGTGCATGCGCCGAGTCCCCTCGCCGAGCTCGCCGTCAGGTTGGCGTTCGGCGTCGGCATCGGGAGGCTCAAGCCGGCATCGACGGCGAAGACGTCCTCGACGCTGGCCCAGATCCGATCGTCCATCCGCTCGATCATGTAGGCCGTGTTCGTTCCAAGGAAGCGCTGCGTCGCCACGTAGAGCGCGTCGACCGGAGGCTCGACGACGTGGCAGACGTCCACAAAATAGCCCTGCGTGTCGTGCCGTCCCCACCCGGCCACCGCCTGCGACTTGTAATAGGTCAGGCTCAGCAGGGCGCCGTCATTGCGCACCGCCCACACGAGCTTGTACGGGTGCTCGCACCAGGCATTGTCAGTTACCTGATACCCAGTGAAGAGATGCGAGCTAAGCTCCGTGATGTCGATCGGCTCCGACAGGACATAAAGCTGGTATGGCAGAGCGTAGTAGTAGCTGCCCTCAGAATTGACGTAGATCACGTCGTAATTGATCTTGATCGGCGGCACGATAGGCGAGGTGCCGCTAAAAGCCTGCGGAACATCGTCCTGCGATGCCGGCGATATCGGCTGGACGTTGGTGGCAAACGAACCCGACCCGACGAGCAGCCACGCGCTTGATCCGGTCAGTACGAGCAGGCCGCCCGAGGTGTTGACGAGCCACTGGATACCGTTGACCTGCAATGACCACGGCGACCCGATGATCGCATCCGTATCGATCGGTGGGATGCGGCTGTCGAAGTTGTTGAATGCGCCTGGCTGCGACATGAAATAGGTGTCGCTCAGGTTCAGCGTGCTTGCGTAGACGCGCCGCTCTTGGAAGTAGCCCGGGACCGAGGGATAGGTGCCGGTCTGCGGCCCTACCGAAAGCGTCGCGGTGGCGCCGTGACCGGTGCCATTGATGGTGACCGTATCGCTCGCTGCATAGTTCTTCCCGGGATCGATCACTATGTATGCCAGAACGTGGCCCAACTCGACCACGGTGGCGATGACCGCTCCGCTTCCGGTCGATGTGTTGATGTGGACGGTAGCGGACGTGTAACCGGAACCACCATTTCTCGGCGTGACAGCAGTCACCTGCCCCCGTGCAAAAGGATTGAGATGCCGCGGCGGCACTTGAGCGTAGTCAGGTATTAAATTCTTGTCATTGAACTGTAGCCCATAGGCTGATCCGATATAGCCAAACAGACTTCCGGTCGGGACAGGACTGTTCAGAGACGGCTCCGCTTTGTAGATGTTGTACTGCTTGACCTTGGGAACAACACTCCAACGGAGATCAACCTGTGCCAGCTGTGTCCCAATATCTACTCCAACGCATTTGGCAGTCGGGTTTGCCGGTGGACTACTTTCGGTCCCGTCGACCGGAGAAACAGCCGTTATCTCATAGGCATAGTACGTCGTCAGGTCGGTCGTGAGTGTGATGCCGGCGGTTTGGTTTCCTGGGGTGCCAACCGTCGCCACGCCGACCACATCGGAGAACACCCAATTCGCGTCGCTGATGCGCGAGAGGTCCTTCGGCGGATACTCCGCGCCGGTCTTCTGGTTGACGCAGCAGAGCGTCATCACGTCGGCGCTCTGGGTGTACTTCAGATATGGCAGATCCTGCTCGCCATAGACGGTTACCAGCGTGAACACGCGCGCCGCTGTGCCGCCGCTGACGTAGGCCGCGAACATGGTCGAGTCGATGTCGTTGCCGTAGATGTCCTTCAGTGAGACCGTCGTCGCCGTCGCGTTGGCCACCCGGTAGGTGTTTCCATTGAGTTCGGTCATCCCGACGACGCCGGAGATGAAGATCCAGTCGTCGTTGTGGAAGACCGCAGCGTTGGCGAAGGTCATTGTGAACGTGGCACCAAAGCCGATGCCGGTCGTCGTGTCCTGAGCCACCGGGTTGGCCGGGGTCACCGAATACACACCGGGGCTGGAGATCGTCACCGCATGCGGGCCAAAAACCGCAGCCTGGAACGACGCACCCGTACCGCCGCCCGAAGTCGCCGACTGGGTCATGTTTGCATCGGTCGGCAGAACCGAAAAGACGCCCGCCGTATTTATGGTTAAGGCATTGATGCCGGTCGTCGTCCCGCCGGTCAGGTTCCCGCCGCTGACCACTGCCACGCTTGCCGCAAGGGTGTAGGCATTGCCGCCGGCACCGGTCGCGTCATAGTTGATGTAGAAAATGGTCGGGTCCGACGAATAGGTCGCGACAGTCAGCGCCACGTTGGCAGAGGCGTTCACATCTACCGCCAACTGGGCAAGCGTCGCCGCCAGAGATGTCCCTATCTTGGTCTCCGCCGCTACCGTCACGATCGTCTTGAAGGTCCAGACGATACCGTTGAGGGTAATCGTGTCGCCATCGGACGGGTTGTCGGTGAAGGTGATGAACCCGCTTGCCGCATACGCCGCCACGCTCGCGACCTTGGCGACCGCAGCCACGCTAAACGTGCCTCCCGCCAAGGTGACGAGATCGTTTACCGCGTACCCGGTGCCTGGATCGTCGAAGACAAGCGAGACAAGCTCGCTGGTGGTGACCGAGAGGATCGCAGCCGACGAGAAGGTGCCGCCGGCGAGCGTGACGAGGTCGCCAGGCGCGTAGCTGAACGTCACGCCCGTATTGATCGGCGTACCGGCCGTGGCCCCCTTGCCGCCTACTGTGAGCACACACGGCAGCGCCTGCGTTGCGCCACCGATCCCGACCGGCGTCTCCGTGACAAACCCGCCGTCGAAGATCACCCGCATGTACTGGTGGCCAAACTCGAGCGCCAAGCCCTGAACGATCGAGAACTGGAACGGTATCAGCCTCGGCGGGAAGTTGCGCCCGGTCTGCTTGGAGAAGCCGACGAACGCGGTACCGGCGCGGCTCTTCGCACCCCCGCGGAAGTCGACGAACATATTGCGCAGTGTCGTCGCGGCGATGTGCTCGCGCTCGACGTCAATGCGGCCGAAGACAGCCGGACTGATCTCGCCGCTGATGAAGGCCGTTTGCTGGACGGGGACCGCCACCTATTCCCCTCTAGCGACGCAGATCGGAGTGCCACCTACGAGAAAATTCGGCTCATCAATATCCGCACACAAAACACCACGCTTTTGGCTGAGAGGGTGTCCAGCGACCTCTTCTCTGACCGACATCCAGTCAACATGAGAGAGCCGCACACGTTCACCAACACGCATGCGCATGGCGACCCCGTAGACATCAGCCAGCGTCATCAGAACGCACTCCCACCGGCAAGCGGCAGGCTATCAAACCCATACCCATAGATGCCCGGCCCATCACCCGCACCGCCGCCACCCCAGCCCCAGCCTCGCCAGGAGCCACCAGAGTTCCTCGTGCGCATCCAGTCGACGGCGATGTCGCTCGAGAACACGCCCTCGTTCCCATCGGAGATCCTGGCCTGCGTGATCTTGGCCTTGACGAGCTCGACCTGCTTCTCGCGGAGGACGAGCCCGAACTTCGGATCCTTCTTGCCCCAGATCGGCCCGGCGATCTCGGCCGCAAGATAGGCGACCAGCGCGGCGCGGAAGAGCGGATCCCAGAGCGTCGGATAGACCACGTCCACGGTGTAGACCGCCGTGGCGTTGCGGACATTGGTGCAGATCACTGTGCGCCCCTGCGGGCTGATGCCGGCGAATTCAAGTTCCGGCGGCATGGTCGGCGGCGGATAGTTGAAGTCGGTTTCCACCGTGAATTTTGCCGGCACGATGCGCTGGCCGAGGAGCGGCTGAGTGCCTGTCCCCCCGAGCGGCGGCACTCCGCTGTTCGGCGGCACGATGTTGCCCGCCGGCACGAGATCCGCCTGACTTTGCAGGTTCCAGGGAATGAAGCGGACCTTCACACAGTCGGTCGGCAGTGCGTATTCGTAAACGAACCATGAGTTCGGCACGAGCGTGCCGTAGGTTGCCCCGCTGTTGCCGGTGGCGTCCGCGAGAAGGGTCAGCGGCGCGGTGTTTCGGGCGAAGTTCCAGTGGGCAGCGCGGAGCAGCTGCATCCGGCATTGACGATACGCCCTGAGACAGATGCGCGCCTCGTCGGAGCCGTCCTCGATGTCGCCGAGGATCACCGGCCATATCACCGCGTCGAGCGCCTGGTTGGCGACGTCCGTCGGCGTGTAGCCGCTCATCTCATCCCTCGTTCATCATGGCGCTCGCCGCTGCGGCCTGTCCCTCGGCGCCGGCGATCTTCGCCGTGTCGAGGCCCGTCAGTGCCGGCGCGAGCCTGAGACCCAGCTCCGCTATGAATGCCTCTGTAAAACCCACATCGAAGCTTGCTGGATCGGTCACCCTGCCAGTGTACACGATCAGCGCGTCCCTGACATTGCAAAGGATCACGCGCCGCGGCGGGGTGTAGCCGTCGTCGTTGTCGATGCTGAAAGGGTTGTCCGCAGGATCCACGTTCGGCCAGAGAACCGGCGCATTCTTGATGCCGCGGACCTGAAGGCAGTCCCCTGGGTAGGCGTATTCGAACAGCCACCCCACCGGCGGATTGTTCGCCGGGTTCCAGGGTGTCGGATACCCACCATCCGACGGTGCCCACTTGAGCAGCGTCAGAGCAGCGTTCCGCATCGAGAAGTCAGGCTTCATCTTGCGGAGAAGCCCGTCACGGGTTTGGCCGTATATGTCAAGTGACAGCCGAGCCGCCGCTGAGCCGTCGTACAGGCTCCCGATGCTGCGCTTCCAGCCCACTCTCCCCAATGCCGCGTTGACAATGTCCGCCGGCGAAGACAATGAGGCGGTCATTTAATCCTGTCTTTCAGCCGCTGAGCCGCCGAAGCTGCCCCCGCTCTCAAGCATCAGCTGCGAGAGGTCGGGCTTGCCTGCGACTGCCATCGCGATCTCGCTGGCGAGAAGGCGCACGACGCTCTCACGAAACCCGGCGTCCCAGGTCGCCTCGCTGGGGTTGTTGTTGTAAACCGCCAGCGCCGAAGCCAGGTTCGTCCAGATCACGCGCTGCTGGACTGAGGCCACCACGGCATTGCCCACCACCATTGTCGTCGGCAGAGGGTCGTTTGGGTCAGTGGCCGCGGACGGCGCAAGCTCCCATATCTGAATGCCGTTCCCCGGATAACCGTACTCGAATGTGTAGGGGAAGGGTGCCGCATTGCCCGTCAGCGTCAGAGCGATCACCCTCCGCGAGGCGTCCCACTCGAACTGCCGCTGCACCGTCGCCACGCACGGCGCGTAGAGCTTGGACGCTGCTATCCCGGCCGGCGAGCTATCAAAATTCGGCGCCTGCCCCGTGACGAGGGGCTGGTTGTCGCCGATGAGCATGATCGCTTGATTGACGATATCCTGTGAGGTAACCGGCATGGTCTACCTCACCGCGGATATGACAGCATCGCGGTATAGGCCGTTGCCATCTGCAAACCCGTGAACCCGAGCGTGCTCTCGATGAAATTATATAGAGGATCACCTGAAACCATGCTGTTCCCGTGCATCCATTGGACGTTCACTAGGTTGGAAATATCGGAGGGACAGGCACCTTCGATAGTAAAGATATAGAGTGGACTGCCGTTGGCTGATGCCCAAGCTCTCATCTGGTTTTGCGATACCCCTTCCGTAATGATGAGGTTGGCGAACGGATACGTAACCCCGTTGATTACGAAATCCAGAATTGATGGTGTCGCGCCACCTCCTGCCCCGTATTCGATCAGACCGTGGCCGGTGATCGCGTCCGCCGTCCAGCAAAGAAAGTGATAGCCGGTCGGGTTCGTGACCGGAGCATCATAGTCGCAGATGTTGGCGCCAAGCGGCCCCGTGCCGGCCCCTACAAAGGGCGGGTTGCCGGTCCCTCTCGCGACGAACAGTCCCTCGCTCAGGCCTACGCCTGTGGGACCGCCACCGGCAGGCCCGCTGTCCTGCACCACCGGCTGGGACGCGCCACCGGCAGAGTACATGGGAGCGTGTCCAGGGAGCCAGGGACCGCTCTGCAGGACGGCGGCCGCATGCGCCGCAGCCGACATGCCGAGCAGCGCCAGAAGAGTGCCGGCGAAGCGTGCGAGCCTCATGAGAGATTACTCCCCTCTTTTGATCAGGCGGCGAGGGTTTCTTCGCCGTGCTCGTCGTCTGAGCCGAGGACGCCCATCTCCTCGATCTGCGCCTCAATGCGATAGCACTTCTCGCCACCACGGTCGTCACACGAGACCGAGGTCACCCGCGCGATCGCCTGCAGCATGAAGGTGCCGCCAACGGTCGCGTCGGTCGGGTCGATGCCAAGCGCCTCGATCTCGGCGTTGCACAGGCTGATGCGGAGGCCGTAGGGATAGTCGGGCTTGTCGGGCATCGCGGGGGGCGTCGGATAGTCGAGCTTGTCGTCATCCGACATTTCCATCGACACCATCGGGATCATAGGCATCAGGCGTGCTCCTTTAGACCGGCGGGGCGGCACCGGCGGCGCCAGGGGCCTGCGGCTCGCCAGCGGCGCCTGGAACCGCGCCTGGAGCTCCCGCCGGACCGGCCGCAGGGGCGCCCGCCGGCGCGAGCTCGGCATCGTTGGCGGTGTTCATCTTGCCGATCTCCTGCTCATGGCGCGCGGCCATCTGGCGGAGCTCCTCGCGATGGTTGCCGTGCATGTCGCGGCGCTCAGTTTCGTGCCGCTTGTGCATATCCCTGCGCGCCTGGGAATGCTTGTGGTGGACGTTCTCACGGCCCTCGGCCTTCGGATCCTTCTCCTCCGCCTTCTTCTCAGCTGCCGGCTCGTGACGCTCCTCGGCGGCGCTGCCCTCGGCGGGCTTCTTCGCGCCGTTGCTCTTGCCGTACATGCGCTCGCGGCGACCGCCGCTACGTTCCTCAGCCATGGTCCTAACCCTTCATTGCGCGCTGCGAGCTCGGGTGACCATACACCCTACGCCGCCGTTCCTTGCGATCCGAAGCGACGCTCGAGGCCGCCTTGGCGAATGCCGCCTGGCGCTTCGTGGTCGTGTCGGCGTGCGAGCCTTCGGACGTGACCTTGTTGGCGTACTCCTGCACGCCCATGCCGGCGGCCTTGGCCTTGGCAGTGAACGCGCCCTTGTGAGCCGGGTTCACCGCTTTCTGCATCCAACGCTTCTTCGGCTTGTCGGCCATCGTCCTTGTCCTCGATATCATATCGACGAGCGTCGGGTGCATCAGTCTTCCGATCCCGCGATCAGCTTCGATGGATCCATGGGACCCTTCGTATTCGGATACATCCGCGCCTGACGGGATGCGCGATCCGACTGATATTTGGCAGCAGCGGCCTTGCGCTTCGCAGCGATGCCCTCGATCAGCTTGTCGGGCACGCCGGTATCGGAGGTGACCGGCTCGGAAGCATCGTCGAAGCGCTTCTTGTCGACCTTGGCAGTCTTCCGCGCGGCATCGAACTTGGCCTGCGCGTTCTCCATGCCCAAGGTGCCTAAGAGCCGGGCGGGATCGCTGAGGTTCGGTTCGGCCATCTTCCTATCCCTTCGATCGCGCGTGCGTATAAAGCCGGCTCTTCCGGCCCTCAGCGTGCATGCGATTCCCGGTCTTGTTCGCGGTGGCGATCGCGACGCCCTCGTCCACACCGTCCTTGATCATCGCATTCGCCTGTTCAGCCGCTTTCTTCGCAGAAGCGCCTCGCAGCTTTTTGTTATGCCGCGAGGCGAATTCGTGGGCAGTCCAGGGCATCAGAATTCAGCGCTCGCCTTGACCGCTCCCGTCGGCGAACCCGTGCCGGCATCCCAGAGGAAGCCGCCCGTGCCCGCTGCGCCGAAGCCGCCCGACGATGCACAGTCGACGAGAACACCGTTCTGGGTCGGACCAAAGCCGGTAACCGTGGCGCTGGTCGTTACGGCTGTGCAGGCCGTGCCGCTGGTGCTCGCCGTCGTGGCCGATGCCAAGAAACCCGTCGCATAGGTCATCGTCGGCGCAACGCGCATGGTGATCGGGAACGGAATGAAGCAGTTCGCGATCGAGGTCGTCGACATCGCACAGCTACCCTCAACGCGCGCCACCGTGGTGCTCTCGGTGATCTGGTAGTAGTAGCGCTGCTGAAGGAGCGTCTCGACGCCCTGTAGGCGTCGGTCAAACGACGTGCAGTTGATCGAGGCACAGTTGTAGCCGACCGTGGTCGAAACACTGCCCGCCAGCGAGGAGTTGCGGACCAACTGAATGCCAGAGAAGGCGATGTAGTCGTTGGTCCCCGCGGTGCCGACCGGCGTGTAGCAGAGGATCACTGCGATCTCGGTTGCGGTCGCCGGGATCGTCGCCACGGCAGCGTAGCGGCCGCTCACGGTGCTGATCGGGATCACCGCGGCCGTGGCGTTGGCCTGGCCCGCCCAGGTGCTAGAGCCGCCGCCGCCAGCGTTGAATTGGAAGGCGAGCTTGCTGATACCCTCGTCCGTGCCCGTCCCGGTCACGATGTAGGCGGTCATGTTGGACGACGCGGCCGAGTAGTTCGCGCCGGCGGTCGCATGGAAGTCCAGTTCGGCGGTGACGCCCTGGAACTGGTACGAGTTCACACTCTCAATTTCCTGCACCATGCACGCCTGCACGACGCCAGTCTGGCCAGAGGTTCTCTGGAACTTGAAGGCCACCGGATACCCCGTCGCCAGATCGGCCGCGGTCGTATCACGGATGAGCTTCATTTCGGTTGAGGTGCCCGACCAGATGGCCCACCTATCGGCGCTACCGTAAGCGATCGTGGTCGTGGTGGCGGTTCCGGCGGTGCCACGCTGCCAGAGGTTCGTGGTGGCATCGCCTCCGATCAGAGCGTTGGCCCTGGCCGGCAGCGAGCCGCTGAAGCCCGCAAGCTGCAGCGCGCTGGCGTAGATGTTGCCGGCCTGGGCACCGCCGTTGACGATGTCCTGAAACAAGTCGCCGGGGTTGACGACGGTCACCTGCGGGGGTGCGGCAAGCGCCGGAGTGAGAGCAAGCAGAGCCGCGGCAACGGCCCCGAGCAGCAATAGTTTCTTCATGGTCGAGGCTCCTTTAGCCGATGATCGCGTAGTTGAAGATTCATCCCAGGATAGCAAAATTGTAAACCGATGTGTCGCTTGCCGTTCCGGCGACGGTGAAGCCGGTGCCGGGAGTGATCGTGAGAATGTTCGGCGCGTTCGGGCTCACTGTACCCCCAACCGTCTTCAGCGTGAAGACAATGATCGACCCGGCCCCGACGCGAGCGTCGACGACGGTGATCGGCGTGGCTCCGTTGAGGGTCACGGTGCCACCACCAACCGGGATCGCGGAAACCAACGGGCTCCCATTGTCGATAGGCATGAGGCCGGGCGCCGCGGCAGTGATCGCGGGAAGTCCGGTGGTGAGGACCTTCTGGCCTGGTTGGACGGTCATTTCGTGTGGTTTCCTGTTTCCGTGTTGCGGACCCTAAAAAGCCGGGATGTACAAGGTAGCACCGGTATTGTCTTTGATGGTCAGCCATTTCTGCACGGTCGTATGACTGCCAGCCGGTCCAATTGAGCCAAGCACCGTCGCCACTGAGGCATTCGCTGAATAAGACGCCGCATTCCCGATGCTGATCAGACCAGCCCCGGCAGGCAGGAGGCTGAGATCGACATCCGCTGCCCCGTCGACGGTTATGCCGGGCGCCCCACCGGCCACGGCGTTTTTGAGCACTGGCCAGCGTGCTGCACTGCCGATTTGCTGGATTGCGAGGGCTGGAATATCTCCATTCCCGCGAATATTGATGACTTGGTTGTCAGCGATAATCCGCCAGTTTGTATCGGACGCGCCTAGCGTGCTGTAGATCCTGAATTTTTGTAACCCGCCTGTCGAATACCAGTTCAGCGCCTGATTTTGCGCCATACTGATGGCGGCGCCGATGCCTCCACCATCCGGGGTCAGAGAGGCGCTGCCGAAGATAATCCCGGTGTGAAAGGTGCTGTTGAACCCATCAATGCCGATGGCAAAATTCGAGGGGCTGACAATTGGCGGCCCGTAGCTTGTGTCCCCTCCAGCATTTATGCGGAGCCCCTCTGCTCCAGCGCCCTGGCCATATGGGTACCCCGGATGATCAAAGGCCGTGGAGTTCCGAACATCGTACTCGGCTATTTGCGCCACTCCCGTCCCTGAAGCATCGGTCGAGTCGAAAAAGGCCTCCCCGTAAAAGGCGAAAGCATCATCTCGAACGATCGAATTGTTGGTGGCGAATGCGCTCACGCCTATCGCAGCCGGTGGATTTGTAATTCCTGAGTGCCCAGCAGTCTGCGTCATTCCGACAAGGGCCGGGCCACCGTTGTCTGACATCGAAACTGTCTGACCGTCACGCTCGAGATAGCTCGGACCGTAACCGGTGTCCCAAGTCCCCGAGTCGCCCCTTGTGTTGGGCAGGCCAACCGCCGCGCCAGAGAACAGCCTCTCGCGCATACGAAAATTGGTCGTTGGCAGTGGGAACCCGTCGACGACATCTGACCAGTAACGCAACTGCGTGGATTGCCCCATCGCGAAAGAATTGACCGTGGAGTCGAGAAGCCCCGCCGCGATACAAGGATGGCCGGATCCATTGGAATAGATGCAAAGCGCTCGAGGCTCAGCACCGGGCTGCAGTCCCCAATTTATTACCGTCTCTCCAGCGGCGAAGGCTGGCGATGAGCTAAGCCCTAACAGGAGCGTCAGTACGAGCTTCGATGACCTAGTTCCCATGACAAACCCAGTTGATCTTGTCACCCGAGGTACTCGTGTTGGTTATGATAATCGTCCCTGTCGCAACAGCATAGGTGAAAGCGGCCAGTTGGGTCTGCGAAGTGACAGTGCAATATGGCGCAGTACCGTACGCCACTTTGAAAGTAAGCGTACAGCCCGCCGCCGATGTTCCTTCTGTTAGCTCGCCGGCAACGTCAGTGCTGCCCGCCCTGACCGTCGGCGACCCGGTGCCGCACGAGGTAAGAGCAGGCACACCACTTGAGAAGAAAGACTGGTGTACATTGTTATCCAGCACCGAGCCTATGTTCGACGTTCCCGCCGCGTCTGTAACGTTTAAAAATATCTTGGATGGCACGTTACTTCCAGACAACGCTGCATTGACTTGGAAAAATATCGCCGCAGCATTGCGTATCCCGCCGTTCGCGTAGCCTGAGCTTAATATCTGTCCTAGTGTATCGCCAAAGCCAACCGCAGAGCCCGCTCCGTGCTCTTTCTGCAAGACAAAATAAGGGCCATTCGCGTCATTCGTTGTGTTGTCTATCACCAGTTTTGGCGAACTGGAGTTCGAAGACGTGCAGGTGACTTCATTGTTGGAATTTATCAGACACCCCGTCGAAGTCGGCGCGGCTCCGGCTCCGCCGCCAATCACTATTCCGGTGGAAGCCAAAGCAGCCGAGGACGACAGCGCCGAGCTTGAGGAAAAGTATGGCACACCGCCGCTGGTGCCCGAGGACAGGCCGAGGAATGAGATCAGGCCGTTGACGGCGATGGGTGCGGCGTTATTGACGCCGGCCCACGCAGCCAGGATCGCGCAGATCGAGAACCCAACGGCGAAGAGCAGCCGCTTCATCTTAGTTGTCCACCTTGATCCGGACAGAAAGCACCTCAGAGGCCCCAGGCGTCGGGGCATTCAGGATCTTCACCAGAAAGCGAAGATTGGCCGTGCCCACGCAGGTATAGCCAATGTTGAGGCCGGTCACGTACGAGATCGAATTGGCCGCCGTGATGTCCGTGGTGTTGAAGGGAATGATGCCGGCTATAGTCTGGACCTCGGCATCAGACGCGGTGAAAGCCGCGTTGTCGTTAACCGCCGTGACAGCCTGATCGAAGATCCAGATCTCACCCTGGTAAGCAGTCCCGGCCGACGCAGTAATGACCGCGTCAGTTATCAACCCAGCCCCACCAGACACACGGCAAGCGCTCGTGAGTGTGAAGCCCCCAACGGTGGGGACCGTAGTGGAGTTGGCAAAAGCGTCGTTGGCTGTGTACGGGTTGCTATCGTTCGGCCGAGTGACTGTTGCCGAGATAGTGCTGATGTTTGAGACAACGGCTCCAGCCGGGACCGCACCCGCGGCGAAGGCATTGGCCGCGATGGCACCGGATGCAATAGCACCGCTGGCTATAGCGCCCGAGGCCACAGCGCCGCTGGCGATTGAGCCCGAGGCATAGGCCCCGCTGGCGGCGGTAACCGCGCTCTGCGTCGCGAAGGTGCCCGTACCGACCACGGTTGCGTTGAGGCTTGCCGCCGTAGCCTGGCTCACCTGCACGGGGGTCATCGACGCGATGCCCTGGATGGTCACGGGGTTGGCGTCGGCCACGCCAGCCGTGCCGTTGCCCTTGATGGGAAAGGCCGTGTTGTCCGATGCGACGGTCACGCGCAGCGACCCAGTGCCCGTAACGCCGTTGCCCATGAGAGGGGTGACGCCATTGATCTGGGCAATGTTCTCGTTCGTAATGGCACTACCACCGCCAGGGATGTTCCCGGCGGAATTGGCAATTGCGGCGACTACCCAGCCCGGAGAAACGCCGACATCCTTCTCGACGCCCTGCTGGAGTAGAAAGCTCGACGTGGTTGCGGTCTGTGGATCTGGCCCGATGACGACTGAACACCCCTCGTCACAGATCAGGCGCACGTAGCGCGTCTTTGTGTTGAGTGCGGCGCTCGATGCCGACGTGCCGCTCAGCGCGACAGCCTGACTGGCGACCGCCGTCTCTGGCGGCACCTGGGCCTGCGTGGTGCCGATCAGCGAAACGCCGTTGACGTACTCGCCGATGTAAAGGGTAGCCGCCTCAGCGGTCGCCACTGAAAACGCGATGGCGGCCCCGAAGGCCGCCGCCACCAGCTTCGCGAAGGCGCTCATTCGTCCCCCTATCACGCGAGGCGTGGCGAAGACGTCCCGCGCACGGCCGGCGGATGGATCGTGCCGAGCACGGGGATATGCGTGGCCCGCGGGTCATCCACGCTGGTGAGCTCGACCATCCCCGGCTTGAGCGGGTTCGTCGTGTCGGGAGTGTGCGAGAGGTTGACGTCGACCGGCTCGGTGTCCATCACCATGCCATGCTCGCGGGCGGTCGCCGTCAGCACCGCGAGAACTGCACCGTTCTTCGACATCCACAACGGCTTGTTGCCGAGCGCGTCGGGAACCGGCTTGCCGCCGAGCATGTTGTCGACGCCCGCCATCGTACCCACGAAGGCAGCGTGGATCTCCTTGGCGGCGTCGTTGAGCGGCTCCATCGCCAGGTTTGGGATCGACGTGAAGTAGATGTGCGTCGGGGTCACCTCGCCGCGGTGGCCGCGCTGGTACGGCTCGTACAATCGATCGCCGAGATATGCCTTCGCTCGCAGCCGGTAGAGCGGCCGGTGCTTGCCCGTGAGCGTCTGCGCCGCCTCGACGAGCTCAAGCAATTGATCGCGCGACTTGCGCTGCGCCTCAAGCACGGCCGGGGACACCCTCTTCCGCATCGTGCCCTGGTCCGCGATCTCGGCATTCGACATCGCGATCATGCGCGAGAAAGCCTCGAGGAGCTCCATCGTCGGAGCGCCACTGTTCAGGTTCTCGCGGTTGGCGTCGAAAAGCCGCTTAGCATCGTCAAAGGCCTTCGCCTTGACGCTCTCCATCGCAGCCTTGAACTCGGGTGTCTCACGGACGTCGAAGGCCGGCGTATCGCCAGCCTTGACGTTTCCGTTCTTCGTCTCGGCCATACTCAGATTGCTCCTACTGCAAAATTGTGCGACGGTGCGGCATGGAGCCAATCAGTCGCGAAGCCGCCAAAACCGCCGGTCTTTCGACCTATTTCACGGGCACACCATGCCCGCGAGGCCACATTTCCACGCGCCGGGTCAAGAACCATTCCTGCACGTCGTGCAACAGCGAAAAGGCCACGGAACGCTACCGGGCGCTCCCGCGCGACCATCCAAAGGTGCTCAAGACGCGCGAGAAGGCGCGCCAGTGGGCCAAGGATCACCCCGAAGAGGCCAGAAAGCGCGTAACGGAGTGGCACAAGGCGAATGCTGATCACCGCAGGACATACCGCCGCGCTCATCGCCAGAAGGAGCAAGAGGCAGAGCGTCAGCGCGCAAAGGATGATCCGGGCTACCATCGTCGCAAGCACGAGCGACGAAAGAAGAGTGACCCGCACTACGCTGAGAAGGCTCGCAAGCGCACGAAGGAATATCACGCCAAACACCCCGAGCGCAGAAAGGCAGCGTGGGAGAAATGGCGCCGAGAAAACCCCGAAAAGGTCCGCGAGATACGAGCGGCTCAGGGTATCGCCCGTCGCGCCGCAGGTACGGTAGGCGTTAAAGCACTTCGCGAAATCCGAGCGCGCGGCATCTGCGCCGCTTGTGGTCAAACTCACCGCTTCATGGAAATTGATCACATCGTCGCGGTGAGCAAAGGAGGCCGGAGCGCAATGTCCAACCTCCAACTGCTCTGCCGTCCGTGTAATCGAGCGAAATGGACGCATGACTTTGAGACTTGGCTTTCTGGCTAAGAGATTGCAGAAACGGAGAAATTTGCTGGCGCGTATTTTATCGCGTAGTCGTCGCGGACCATCGTGACGATGGCGCTCGATACCGTGCCGGCGCTGAAGCTCCCGCCGCTCGACGGCGAGAAGAGAAGGCGCAGGAACCTCGGGCGTGCACTGACCGGGAAGGCCGGCGGAAAGTCGAACCGCGCACAGATCGCGTTCGCCGCCAGCTGCGCCGCCGTAAGCGGCCCCGTCTCGACGAATGTCTGCCAAGTGCCCGGCAGATAACCGCCGGCAGCGCCCGTATCGGGGGCACCCTGAAACGCGATGTTCATCGTGGAACTCGCCACGGCGGTAAGCGCGGTTCCGATGTTGACCTGCACCTGGGGCTTCACGCCACCGATGCCCGCGTCTTCACCGAAGAAGCCGCTCGCCGGCAAGCCGATGATGCGCTCGCTGGGGGCCTGCCCTGAACCAAGGCCGAGAAGGTCGATGATGTTGGTCGAGGGGATTGCCACGCCCGCGCCGGCGACGAGGCTGAGAGGGCTACCCGGCTGGACGAAGTTGAGAAGTGCGTCGAGGAGCATGAAGGTTCTCCGTGAAAGGTGTCCGTGCCGCGTTACGAGACGAGCGTCTCGGTGTTGGTCAACTGGTCGACGACCTTGATCGGGATGCCGCGCCAGGTCGAGATCGGCTTGCCGGCGTAGTCGTTGAGGGTCAGGAGCACATTGCGGTCGCGCATCGCCTGGATGTCCATCCACTGCCGAACCGTGCGGTTGCAGTAGTAGATGGCCCTGACCGTGACGTCGTCGCGCGGCGCATCCGTCCGCGTGATGCCGGAGGTCGGCGGGGTGAACTTCGGGAACAACATCACCTGATGCGCCATGATCGTGAACAGATCCGGCGGTGACGAGCTCGCGAGCCCCCCTGCGGCCGTGGTCACGTCGAGGTTCGCCACCCGCGAGGCATAGCGCCAGTCCATCGGCACGATGCCGAGTTGCTGGCGGAACCACGAGGTGTAGGCTTCGAAGCGGTTGCCGAGGTTGTCAAAGCCGGGCACCACGTCGCCCTTGTCCTCCATCGCGAGGCCAGCCTTGGACCCGCGTGGATAGACAGCGAAGATCGAGCGCGAGCCCCAGCCCACCAGCCAGAGCGAGGCATTACTGTTCACCAGGCCGCCGCCGTTGATGACGTTGGCGGCGTTCTGGGCGGTCGAGGCGTTGACGGTATTGTAGAAGGCGCTGAGCCCCATGAACTCGCTCGGGGTCGCGACGGTGTTCCCGTAGAACACGGTCTGCGCGATCGTCTGCGACATGCCCTCGAGGAAGGCCACATCCTCCGATTCGCGGAAGCCCATCAGGTCGCCGGAATGCTCGGCGAGGGCGCGGTCGACCTGGGAGTAGTCCTCCAGCATGCCGATGCCCACGCGCGCCTTGGCCGTGGTCGACTTGCTGTAGGGGACACCCTGATTGTACATGCGCCAGGTACCGGCCGGGATCGAGGTCCTGAAGATGAACTCGTGCCCGGTCATCTCATTTGCCTCTTGTAGAGGCATGTCCTCGGCGTAATCGTTGGCCTGGGACAGCATCTCGGCGATGTCGCCGATATTGCCTTCCGGGTCGGTACGGAGCGCGACGTCCACAATGGTCGGCCAGCTACCAGTCGCCATGGGTTAGGTTCCTTTTTGCATCGATGGATACATGCGTCCGCGGCGATCGCCCGGTGCGCGGCCGTTGTCCTTCGCCGGCTTGATGTCGGCGGGCGGCATCGCAGGCTCGTCGAAGTAGCGGGCGAAGTTGTGCATCAACCTCAAGAAAGCGGGGTGATTGCCGGCGCCGGTCGAGACGAGGAAATTGTCGAACGTCTTGCGGTCGGCCTCGTACTCCGGCGTCCCCGGCCTATGGCTCGAAACCGCCATGTCACGCATGCGGGCGACCGCGGCCATCGCCGTCTGATGACCGGATCCGCCGAGGTATGGGTCCGCCATCACCTCGCTGCGCCAAGCCTTGTTCGTCTCTCGGAATGTGTCCCACTGCTGCTTGGCGACCTCGGCGGCGTAGTCCTTCATCGCCTGCTCGTGCAGGCCGACGAGCTTGCCGACGCCCTCAGGCGCCTTGCCGCCGCGGATCAGGTCGAGCGCACTGTTGACCTCGCCGCGCTGTGCGTCCGCGATCTTGATCGTCTCGGGGACGGCAACGTCCTTCCAGTAGTCGATCTGTGGAAGCTCGGTGGGCGCGGCCTGGATGGGGGGCGTCTCGGCGGGCTTCGCCTCGGCCGGCTTCGGCGCTGCCGGGTCTATCGGCTTGGCCTCGACTGGCTTCTCCTTGGCGGCGTCGAATTCCTGCAGGAGCGTCGGGCCGAGGCCGTCATCGGCCTTCGTTAAAGGGTCTGCCGCGCCGGGTGTGGTGCTGGGCGCGCCTGGCGACGCGGCAGGGTCCACCGCTGTCGGCTGGTCGGCCTGAGCAGTGACAGCGGGTTCGGGTGTTGGTGTGAGTGACGGAGAGGCGGGGACGACGGCAGGCGCAGGCGTGGCTACCGGTGCCACGGCTGGTTGCTCGTCAATACGGTCGGCCATTCCCGCCCATCTCGCTTCGTTCGTCGGCCGACTGACGAAACGATCAGGATTTATCGTCTATAGCACAAATCTTGGAGAGGTGAAGCCCCTATTCTTGGGACTGTCTTACGCGCTTACCTTTCGTGACACCTTCCAGCCGATGATGTCGTCGTGCTGCGGACAGCCGCACTCCGGCACAAAGCCAAATGGTGAAACCCACTCGCACAAATACTTGTCATCGTGGGCGCGGTCATCGAGCGCGTTCATCGCGGCGCAGAAGCCTGGCGAGTACTGCGGCGTGCGGCCGAACCGGTGAAGGTCAAAGCGCACACCGCCATAGGGTTCGATCCTGGGCAGGCTATGTGCGAGGCGTTCCATCCGGCAATCTCGTCACTGCCACGTTGGCCCACATGGCGTTCGAGCGGTGCGCGCGGATGACGAAGGTCTTATCGGGACCGTCGGGCAAATACCGCTCTAGAGCCTCGCCGTATGTCTTGGCGGCGGCGCGCAACTGAGACATCGCCTCCACCTGCTCCTTCGGTCGGCTTGAGATATTCGTAGGTCGATGCGTGCATGTTCACTCCTCTTTGCGCTTCAGCTTCGGCTTGGCGAACCTCGGATCGTTCTCGGCGTGCATCAGCAGCATGGCCTGGGGGTCGAATGCGAGCCAGCGGTGATAGAGCAACAGGCCGAGATCCTGCTGGCCGCGCTGATACCAAGCCGCGTTCGGATCGGGGAACCCGACCGGGCCCGCGGCAAAGTTCGTGTTGAAGGCGTGCATGTCGCCGTGAAGGATCGCCCACATCTCGCGGCGGCCGACCGGCGTGGCGAAGACGGCGTGCCAAAAGTCCTTGGCCACGTCGTCGGCATTCTTCTTGCGGCGGCGCTGCGCCTGCACGCCCTTGCGCGTGGCGGCGTCCGTCGTTTCGGGCCGTGGCTCGTCGTCGTCCTCGCCGGGATCGGGTGGATCGTCGGTCATCCACGACCCTGACTGGCGACAGACCTGCGCCTGTCCAGTTCCTGATAATAGTCGAATCGGTCCTTGGGCGAAGGCACACCCGGCAGCGGTAGCCCCTTGCGATAGGTCGGGAAGTTTTCCTCAGCGACTTCTGCCTCTATCCGACGGAATTTCCACTCGTCCATGGCGGTGCGATCCTCGGTCACCACGGGCCACCCTTCCCGCTACCAAGAGCGCTGACAAGCCCCTGGAGACGATTTATCCTGGCGGTCACGACCCACCGATGCGCGAGAGCAAGTCGGCGCCGCTCAAATAGCGTAATCCACGTCAGGCGGAGCGATCGACTGATCACAGCGGCCTGACGATCGAGATGTGCTGCACGCTGGCGCGGCCGTACTGATCGTCCGCCACGTTGAAGGCGATCACCAGCCCATCGCGCTTGGCACGGTCGCGGATGGCGCAGAACTGCTTGAGGATGGCTAGCGTCTCGGCGCGGTAGGCGTCGGCCTTCTCTTGGTCGGACGTGCCAAGGGAGACCAGAGCCGGCTGCTTCTGACCCTGTACGTTCTGTTCTGCGACGGTGCTCATAGGGTATGCCTTACCACAATATCCACTTCGGTAACGCCCACCGCTAGAAGCGCTGACCTATCCTTGGCCTCACGTTTTCTGTAGAGATCCTCTCCGCGCTTTGCGGTCCTTACCCTTGACCGGACCAGCAACTCTCCATCCTTACGAAACTCGCTGGCATAAGTGTTGGGAAACCGGACGAGTCCCCAGTCCTTGCCCCCGAATAGAAACTCTTGCCCGTTACAAATTCCTCGCAGTTTAGCCATCAATGCACCGTGCCCGAGATTGGAACGATGATGCCGCCCGACGTCTTCGTCATCCCCGGCGGCAACGAGACCGGCACGGGCGCGCCAACCGGCCGCTCACGTCTCGGCATATCAGGCAGGGTCGGCCCGAGCTTCCCGGTTCGCATCTCCAGCATCCGGTTGATACCCGCAAGCCAGAACGCAAGGTTCTGCGCGAGCCGATCGAAGAGCGGGTGCCGCGTCGCCATCGCGGTCGCCAGGCGCACTGTGCCGCCGTCGTCACGATTCACCTTCACGCCGGCAAGCCAGTTGCGGGCCCGTTGCTGCGCCTCTGCAGCCATACGGCCGAGCGGGAGCCATCGCGTGTCCTCGCGCATCGCGGACAGCTGGCGGCAACAGCCCTCGACAAGGAGGAGGTTCTCGCGGAGCCTCACGTAGTTCGGACCCATGCGCGTCTCGATTGACAGGGCAACCGCGGCAGCGCCCGCCTCGCCGAGGCTGGTCTTCAGGCGGTCGATCACTTCGTTTTCGGTGAGATCGCTCATTGCTGCACCTCGAGCCTGACTGGGATCGACCAGTCACGGATCCTCAGATATTCGTGGATTGCCCGCAGTTCATCGTCGGTCGGCCGGCGTGACAGATAGATACACGCGCCTTGCGGGTTCTCCACATCACGGCCGATGCCCTTGACGCGCAGATCGTCCCCGAGGTCTCCGAGCAACCGGCCCTCTTCGGCAGCGTCCCTCATGGATTGAGCAACTCCTCCATCTCGGCCAGCACTTTCAGGGTAGGCGCAGGTTCCGGCTCTTCTAGTTTGAACGTGCGTAGTTGCGCGCCAGTTAGATGCCCGCGCGGTCCAATGAGGGCCGCAAGGTCTTCCAGCCGCTCATTGACCGCGGAGCGAATTGCGACGGCGATCTCAAGCGCCATCTGCTCTGGCGTTTGTTTCACAGTCCCCCACCTCCACCACCCTGCGCGCCGACCATCGACGACAGAGCATTGCCCGGCGCCAGGGACGACTGGCTGAGGGTCTTCGCCGCGGAGATGATACGCCCATCAGGGCCGCGCGGGGCGACTAATCCTTGAGCGCGTCTGTCTCGTTCCCGCACCTTGGCTTGCTCGCTCAGCCGTGCGCGATGTTCATCAGAAAACCGGCGCCCATTACCAGCAGCGGCTATCTTCTGGCGTAACGCCGGATTTTGGTAAGCCCTTCGAATGGCCTCAACGCGACGCTGCTCTACTTCAGGATCTCGCCGGAACGAATTTAACTTCTCCCGCGATGCGGATGCGCGCTTTGGCTCTTTCAGCATCGCCGAAAGTTTTGGGTTTTTGACACCCGACAGGCGATCTCTCGTTATCTGCCTTTGCTTGGCTGACGCCGGAATGCCACGATTTGTGTAGGCAAACTCGCGGATGTTGTAGCCCCCGCGCGGATAGTGAGCGCCAAACTCATAAATGTATTTCTGCTCCACCGCCTCAAGATCGTCTCGCTCGCATTCCTCCAAAACCTCAAACGTGAAGGCATCTTCTCCGTACTTGTTCCACCCAGCCTGAAGGCGAGGGTTGGCGTGACTGCCAAGTCTCAGTCGCAGACGATGGTCTCTGATCCTCTTGGCCACGTTCTTCGAACTGCCGACGTAGCACCGTCCATTAATCAGGTTGAGGACGCGATAGACGCCGCAGGTCATTGGCCAGGGGTTCCGCCAACCATTGAAGAAAGCGCGCTACCTGGGGCTACCGAGGTCTGGCTCAAGGTTTTGGCGGCGGTTACAGCGGCCATTGCTTGAGACGGAGCCTGCGCCTCCTGCTGCGCCTTCTGGCGCGCCTCGTCGTGCGCCTGCACCTCGTCGTCCGCGAACCACAGGTTTTGCGGGAAGGTAGCGCGGTCGCCGTACTCGCGGAACGCCTTGTCGAGGTCGAGCGTCCGCAGCGGGTCGGGCACGCCGGCCGCCTTCGCGGCGCTCGACAGCGCGCCACCCACGCTGAACACGTCCTTCATCGCCACCGACTCGGCCGCGTTCTGCGCGAGCTTCATGATCGAGACGTAGCTGATCTTCAGCGGGATGCCGTGCATCGAAGGCGGCATCGGCGCGAGCAACCGCCGGCGCTGCAGGATGGCGAGCGTGCGCTGGATCGCGGGCGCGGCGAACTCATTCTCGAAGAGGTTGATGAACGGGCCGAGCTCCTGCAGCCGCTCAAGATCGCGCTTGGTGAGTTCGAGCTCGTTCCGGGGCTGCACGCCCTCCATCTGGCTGATCGCCATGAACAGATCGACGAAGAGACAGCGCTGGATCCTCTTGTTGACCTCTTCGATGTCCTTGGTCATGCCCGCGAGCCACTCTGGGCGGACCTCGAAGAGCGGCCAGAAGCCCTTCGCGCCGTTCGCCGTGCTCGTGTAGGTGACCTGCCCGGGGATGATCGAGGATGGCTCGTTCTTCAGTGCCGGGTCGGCGCCCATCGGCGGCCGCACGCCCTTCTCGATGTACTCGGCCTTCCGGCGCGTCTCCAGCTGCACCTGCTTGTTGTCGCCGAGCGCGTCCATGCAGGGTGAGCGGCCATAGGGCTCGTTCGACACCGTTGCCCACCGCGCCGCGAAAAACGGCCGCTCGCGGAAGCCCTTCACACTGAGCGGCTGCTCGCTCTTGTGCCCGCGGAGCCAGTAGACCTCGCGGAACGGAAAGATACCCGGGACGATCTTGATCGGCTCGCCGCCGTCGTTGGCGCTGATCGCGAAGTTTGGCTCGATCGCGTGGCAGACCACATACTCGGTATCGATCTGGCCGCCGCCACTCTCCCACAGCGTCCGGACATCCTGCGGGCACTTGTCGATGCCGAACATTTCGACAATCTGGCTGATCGTCAGGTTAAAGTCGCGGTAGAGCGTGTCGACCGAGAACCGCGCACCAGCCGCCAGGAAATACTCGCCGGCGGTCGGGAGGTAGAACCGGACGACATCCTCGTAGTCCTCGTACTCGATGACCGGCCCTGTGCCGAACACGGTCAGGTCCTGAAATGCCTGCGCCATCGTCTGATAGAAGTTCGACTGCGCCAGGACCGTGTAGACGCGCTTCTGCGTGTCCTCCAGCCACTCCTTTGCCGCAGCGTCCGCCTTAACCCACGGCAGTGCAATCTCAAGGAGAAACCAGGGACGGGACGGAGAGGTCAGCCCCGTCCACATCCCGGCTGCACACGTCCTCACGGCAAGGAGGCCCGTGGAGTCGATGATCGAGTCGTTGATCGGGTTGCCGCGCCACATGCGGTTCGAAACTACTAACCAAGCCCATCTTCGTGGAAGAAAGAACTGGGCTAGAACACTCCAATGCATCCACCAACTATAACGCCAGTTATACAGAGTTCCGCGCCGTCCCTCGAGCTTGGCGTAGAGCAGCGACCACCACGTCCCATCCTTGCGGCGGCCCCGGAGCGGCGTCTCCTCGCGCGTCACCGGCTGATCCGCCAGAAAACTCGGTCCCATGCGCTCATAGGCCGCGGTCGTGGCGTCCTTGACGTTTACCGGCGATGCCCCGTCAGCCATCAGGCGGCCTTTGCTTTCCTCGCTTCCCAGTACCGGCACCAGCCGGCGCGGTCGATCTTGCCCTGCACCAGCGTGCAGAGCGTAGGCTCGCGGAACATCGAGCAGTTGCCGCAGCGCTGAGGCAGATGCACGCTCAACTCGGCGTAGCGCGCTTCCTTCTTGGACTTGCGGCCGGCGTCAGGCATCGATCCGCTCCTCGATCCGCCTCGCCAATGCGATCAGTAACATGCCCATTAGTTTGGCCTCGCCCGCCGACACGCCTCGTTGACCGGCTCTCCCGGCACCGGATCGAACGGGGCGAGAGCCTCGTTCAGAGCGGCGATGTCGTCATCTTGGTATGCGGGGGCAAATTCCCTGATGCGGGAGCGCATAATGCGCGCTACCGTCAGGAGGAGGCATTGCTGGTCTTCGGTCATCGTTTCACCGGCCGGTACATCGGGTTCGGCTGCTCGGGCTTCGGCCCACGAGAGCATGCGGGCGACCTTACACATTCGCTCGGCGAGGTCGAGGTTGCCCTCAAGCCATAGCCGCCGGCCCATGTCGACGTAGAAGGCGGCCCGGTCGTCGTCTTGGCCATCGTCCATCCTACCCTCCGAGCGTGCCGGAACCGCCGAGCGTGCCGGAACCGAGCGCCGGCTCGGCAGTGTACGGCGTACGCGCGCCTGCTTGGCCTGCTTGGCTCTTGATCGTACCGCCAAAGCCTGCCTGGCCCCCAGCCATCGCAGCCGCCATGCGCGCTGCGTTGCCCGCCTGTAGCACCGCGGGATCGGCCATCGTCGGCGGCGTCGGGGGAGGAGGCGGTGGCGCCGGCGGCTTGGGCGAGCCGAAGAGAAACGACATGGGCTATCCTCCCTTGAGGCTGGGCCGCGTGTTCGGCGGCGTCGGCGGGCGAGCCGGGGGCGGGTCAGACCGCACTTGCGGAACGCTCGCGGTCGAGTTCGGCTTGGTGTGCTGGCCGGGGACGATGATCACTCGGGCCATATGTGGACCTCGCCGATTGGCCAAAGCTTCACGGGACTCCGCAGCGTATACGGAGGAATGGGCACCGTCATTGTTCCCAGGCTCTGCTCGTTCGACATCGACTGCCAGCGGTGCCTTCGCGACACGTAGCCGGCCTCCACGGACTTTGCCGCCCGCTTGCGCTCGGCGTGCGTCTGCCTGCGCTGGCGGGCGCGCTTGTGCTGCCGCTTGGCCTCTCGGCCGGGACGATAGTCCGGGAACTCCATCCAGATCTCGTGCGAGCCGAAAATGCCGCTCGGCTCGACGATGAGGTGCTCGACCACGCGCTTCATGCGGCCTCCTGAAGCTTGACGAGCTTCATCAGCGGGTTCGGCCGGCGCGCCTCGATCAGCATGATGTCGCGCTGCGAAATGCCCCCCTTAATGGGAAAGCGGTGCATGATCCATTGCAGCCCGTCCTTGTTCCGCTTGACCGGCTCGAACACCTTCTCGTGATAGGTCGGGTACACGCTCATGCGGCCTCCGTCACCAGGCGAATAGTCGCCTCGCGGCGCGCATCATAGCCGCAGTCGTCACATTCCCATCCCGTGTCGAGCTCACCGCCGCACTGCGGACATTTGTCTCGACGCGCAAACGAACGACGCGCCGCCGCTGATCTGATCGGATAGTTCACTTGCTCGTTGGTCATCACCACACCAGCAGGCTCAGACCCGCGATCACGCCGGCCACGACCGAGACCGTCACCATCGGCTTTGCAATATCCGTCGCCCACATCTGCGCCATGTAGGACAGATAGCACAAACCGGCCGTGATCACCGCACCAATCGCGGCAACGTGGTTGCCCCAGGCGATCGCGGCAACGAATACGCCGGCCATGTAGAGACTGCTCGCGACCAGCGTGGCGACCGCGAGGAGAATGGACCGCGTGGCGAAATACGGGCCTCCGCCTGGGTAAGTCTTGTGACCGGGAAGAACCGTCGACGGCTCGCGCTTGAGACCATCCGTCTCGTCCCAGTCAGGTAGTCCGTCGAAGCCCGACGCGCCGAAGTCCGCCGAGCGGTGATCGAAGCTAGTCATGTGAACTCCACGGTCTTGACCTCAGTGTAACCGTCCTCGAACGCGCTCTTCGGCGACCATGACAGATAGCCGTCGGCGTAGCGGACGAGGTAATCGCCGGGCATCGGCTTGTTGCGGGCGAAGAAGCCCCGCGGAGCCTCGATGGTCTCGCCACCTTCAACGCGGATGCGACCGGTCGAAATGCGATGGTCGGTGCCGTCGATCTCGACGCGCTCGATCACCTCCGCCTCGACAACCTTATGCGACTGCCACTTGCGCATCTTGCACCTCCTTTGCGAAATACTCGATCCACGCCGGATGACGGCGGAGCGGCATCAGGTGTTGCCCTGGCAGGCGCTCAAGCGGCGCAACGCCGTGCGCGACGCCCCACATCACCGCGGCCTCGAACTCCTCGGCGGTCAGCGTGCCCTTGATCTCGTCGCAGTCGCGGCAGGCAAGGACGATGTTGGCGAGGGTGTCCGGACCGCCGCGGCTCAGCGGGGTCTTATGCTCGGCAATCGCCATCCGCGGCCCTCGGATCTCCCAATATGCCTCCGGCTTGTTCGTCGGGCAGCGGCAGTAGTGACAGAGCGGACCGACCGTGTTCCAGAGCATCCGCCTGGCCGCCGAGGCAAACCGCTTGTCGCGCATCCCCCTCACCTCAACGGAGCCGTAGTTTCAAACAGAAGCTTGCCCTGCAGTGGATGCTTGTCGATGCGAGGTCTGGAAGCGCACGACCAAGACCTGCCTCTGACTTCCCCGATAAGCCGCCATCCTGCCGCCGTCAAAGACGTTCCCGGCTCAGTCGCGAGAATGTAGGTTCCGATGCGCTTGAAGCCGAGCGCGAAAGAGGCCCGCGCCGACGCGCCGTAAAGGAACGAGCACGCGTTCTCGGTTCCGTCCGTGCATAGCCGGGTGACCTCAGCCGTAACGCCGTCGTCGCGCATGCGGGCGACCGGGCGACCGACAATGGCCACGCCCACGATATCGCCATCCATCGCCGCGCCTATCGAGAATACGTGCCCGATGACAGGTTTATGGTGTCGGTGGTGCAGATGGACGAAGTCGTTCGCCTCATCCAGTCCGATGCGTTCGACCGAGAAGCGGGCCATCCCCTCACCCTATCCGGTACGGATCGTAGTTCGTCGCGCGATCCTGGTTGTACGCCCCACGCCCCAGCGTGTCCAACTCCGTGAACGGCTCGTAAACCACGGGCTTCGGCGCAGGCGACCGCCGGACCGCCGCGCTGATCGGCTCGGCGAAGCTCAGCACAAACCCGTCCGCCTCGTCGGGCGAATACCCCAACTTCAGCTTCACGTCCTCTTTCGGCTCGATCAGCAAGCGCCCGCCCTTGAACGTGTAATTGGTCTTGACCATCGCTTCCTTGATTTCGCGGGACGGCGGCAGCGCGCCGCCGCGCTTGATCCACTGCGCTGCGTCCCAATACATCTCAGCGCGCTTGTTGTAATATTTGCCCGGTTCGTGCGCCTTTTCGGCGAACCCGATGCCGATCGGCGCCTTGCCGAGGAGGTGAAGGTTGTCGATCCAGCCGCTGCCGAATCCTCCGGTATTGTCGATCAGGCACCCGTCAGCGTTCACCGTGTCCCACAGCCGCGCCACGACCGCGGCGCCCTGCGTCGAGGTCAAGCCGCGGTGGTTCACTGGCTGGAAGCACTGGATACCGCGCCGCGGCACGATGCTCGACTTGTCGTCGCCGAACCGCGCGACGTCGACCCCAAGGACGAGCGCAGCCTGGCCGATGTCGTGCAGGGTGTAGCGCCGCTCCATCGCCGCCTCGACCTCTGCCATCGTCAGCAACGCGTTCAGGCTCGAGGCCGGGAATTTTCCCAGCACGTTGACCATCACCCACGGATCGTCGCGGCCGCCATGCTCGGCTATGTAGTCCGTTGCCCACTGCAGGCTGATGCGCTTCGACCGCTGAGGGTTCTCAGGGTCACCGTTGATCTCGATCACGTGCCAGAGCCTACGCCTGCTGTGCGCCGCGTAGAGCGATCCCTCAAGGCTGATCGGGTTGCCGGCCTGGACAATGTGCGCCTCGATGCCGGTGGCGAGCGCGGCCTCCGCAGCTGCCAGCACGCTGGTCGGGACGCCGCCCGACTCGTCGATGATGAACAGGATATAGTCCGCGTGCAGTCCCGCGAGCGTGTCCGCCTGCCGATCAGGATCACCCGACTGCGGCCAGGTGCGCGCTGCCATCCACCACGTCTCGGAATGCTCGCGGGCGAATATCCGCGTCTTGGTCCAGATGAAATGCTTCTGCAGCAGCGGGCTCGCGTTGAGCCATTTCGCCATCTCGGTCCACAGACCATCGGACAGGTTGTCACCGGTGATCGAGGTGGCTGCGATCTTCGGGTGCGATCGCGTCAAGAGAAAGTTCCAGGCGAGCCAGGACAGGCACGCCGTTTTGCCCGGGCCCTTCGACGCGAGGAACGCCATGCGCTGATGGTTCGGAAATGCCTCGAGCGCCTCTTCCTGCCAGGGATCAGGCTCGACCGAGAATAGCTCGCGGACCATCTGGCTCGGGTGTTCGCGCCATTTCGTGATCTGGGCCTTGGCGGCCTCGATTTCGGCGGCCTTGCTCATGCGGATACGGCCCCGCCCTCTTCGTCGCCATCGTTATCGTAGACAAACTCCATCCGCCGCCATTTCCCATCCACCAATTCGTACACGTTCGATGTCGTGGCGAGGAAGAGCCGCTCGCCCAGCGCAGCGAGACTGACGATCACCTCACCATGCAGGATAATGTCGCTCATGCGGGTGGCAGCTGCTTCTGCTTTTCGCGGTAGCGCCGCTGGCGTTCGGCGTGACTGTTACGCCCAACGCCACGCTCGGCGTCACCTGTGACGTCACGCGCGTCACTCTGCGGCGTCACGCCGTTATCCCATTCGAGCGCATCGTCGGCTCGACCGACCGCGCGCTTACCCTCAAGGATCAGGATGCGCCGCTCGTAGATCGCGTTGCGCCTGGCGAGCTCCGTCATGGCGCGCTCCAGCCATTTCATGCGATGTTCGAGGTCGGTGGGATCGACCGATCCATTGCCGTCGCCTGTGATCTTGCTCACTCGTCGTTTTCCTGCATTTCCGCCAGTTCGCCGGCGATCCGCTTGGGTTTTGGGAGGGTGGCGGCGACGAGTGCCTCAAGGGTGAGGTGACCTGTGATGTGGCTGGTTGTTTCGACTGATGCGAGTGCAGGATGAATGAGCGGACCGGCTTTTGCGGCGCCCCACTGGCGGTCTACGAGGGGGAGGTCTTCGTCGCGCATCATGCCGAGGTAAAACTCGAGGGGTGAAATGCCTGATTTCGCTAGGCGTTGCAGGCGAGCGTTGGTGATCTTGTTGGCGGTTCCTTTTTTTCGGCCACCTGATTTGGGAAGGCCTTTTGGGCGTGACACGATCCTACGGGCCTATCTAAATATGGAGTGCGTACTCGATATGCTATATATGTCAGTGACTTAGGTATGTGTCAACTGCCGCTGTTCTGATGGGAGTAGTCCATCCCATCATGGGGCTTCGGGGCATTCTCCGGTGGTCCGGCTTGTCCTCTCGCGGCGCTCCCCGCTGGTATTGTCATGGCTTGGTAGGCTCTGCGGGCGCCGGCTGAGGCGCGATCGCCTGCTGCTTGGCGATCTGGACGCGCCCGGCGAATTGGGTGAGATAGGATGCGAGGCCGCGGCAGACGTTGGGGTCGCTGCGCAGCTGGAGGCCGGCGACACAGGCATCCATCGCGACGGTAATCTGCGCCCAGTTCGTGATGTCGGCGTCCGTGAGGGTGATCGTCGGGGATGGCGCGGGCGTTGGAGCCTCGGCCGCCCGAGCATCCACGGCGACCGCGACGGTGATGATCCCGACTGTCGCCAGGGCCACAATGGTGAGGAGGACCAGGGCTGCGTAGAGGCGTTCAATCATACGTCTGTCCTGTCTGTGAGTATCGTTTCGAGGACGCTGCGCACGATCTGCGACCGCGTCTGCTTGTACTTCTCGGCCATCGCGTCGATTCGGTCGACGAGCGCGTGAGGCAGGCGGACGTTGAACATCATCGTCGGGCCGACCGGAACATATTTCCTCTTGGAAACCAAGGCCTTATCGACTGGTCGTGCGCTTGCGGGCATGACGCACATCCTATCACGGTTCGTAAGACGATCAAGCGAAAAGCTAATTTTCCTTTTGCATCAGTGCTTTGTAACAAAATGTGTGGCTCAGGCATATTTTTATGAGGGAATGCGTTGACAGGATAATGCAATATGCTACGAGTGAATTCTCGCCAACGGAGAACTCCCATGCAGCAGACCAAGATCCAGACCAAGCCGGCACCCGCGAAGGCCACCTACCGCCTCGTTGCCACCCACTACGCCAAGTTTGACCGGCTCGAAGACGCCAAGGCGGCCGCTCATGAGCTCGGCCGCGACTACAAGGGCACCACTTGGACCATCGTTCAAGAATAACCACACGGAGGAGAACGAACATGCCACGCCCCAACGCAATTTACATCGACGGCCTCTACGCCACGCTCGCAGTCGCATCGCCACAATATGGCGGGACGCACATGCTCACCACCTGCGCCCTCAGAGAGGACCGCTACGTCCGCATCGATGACGGTCGGCAGTACCCTCAACTATGTGCGGGCGGGGGCCAGTACGGCAACACGCTGATCTACAAGGGCGACGATCAACTCGCGCGCGATTGCCGCGCCCGTTTGTTCAAGACTCGCGCGGGCTTCGACGCCGCGGTTGCGCGGATGGAGGACTGAGCCGTGGCCATCCACACCGAATTCCCTGACTTCCCCGCCACTGACCTCGTCCTCGCCTTCGTGATAGCGGACCGATTCGCAGCCATCCTGAAGAAGTGGCTGACAGCTGCGGAGTTCGCGGAGATGAAGCGCCGGAACGAGCAAGACGCTGCCTATGTCAGCGGTGCCTGCGCCTCGCACGATTACTGCGATGCGAACGTGGCGTTGGACGAGGCCTTCATCGCGGTCGTCGGACGCCCGATGGAGTTCGACAGCGATGCCGACGTCGACCTCTGGAACATGGCGTGGGAAGACGCCCGCAAGCGCCACATCGGCGCGGCGAAGGAGCCACGGCGATGAGCGCGACACCCAAAGGGGACCGCCTGCGCGCCGCCGACCGCAAGCGCACAGCGACCTACGCCCGGCACCTCGGCATCCCCCCAGGCGGCCTGGAGGCCCTGGCGAAGGCCATCTCGACCGGCCGCCGCATCAACGGCATCAACGGCCCGGCGCTCGCGGCCAAGGGCCTCGTGGACCCCGTGGCGACCCCTGGGGGATGGCCTGAATATTCCGTCAACAAGGCCGGCTGCGAGCTTCTGCGGCGAGCCCGCACCCTCGGCTGGTGACAAGGAGAGACCTATGCTCAAGAAGAGACAGTTCGTCACCTACGTCGCCCACAGTGGCGCGGGACAGACCATCGTCGCCCGCGTCGAGACCGTCCACTGGCGCGATAGCTACGACGCCTGGAAGTTGGCCACCCCGCCCGAATACGAGATGACCGACGAGGAGGAAGAGCGCCGCGAGCGCGACGAGATCGAGGACCGCATCGACGCCCTCATGCAGGAGGAGCAGACCGACGAGACGACCGCGGAGGTCGTCCGCCTTCAGGTGCGGCTCGACAGCGAGCCGTGCCCCAACTGCTCTGTCGAATGGGCCGACCAGTATCTCGGCGACTGCGACATCTGCCACGGCAAGCGTCGTGTGCAGCGGTTCGCGTACGGACCCAGCGAGGCAGAGATTGCGCGGTCGCAGGCGATGATCGGCGCGGTCCTTGGCGTCGACCTCGACGACGAGGAGATACCGTTTTGAGCCCGCAGGAGTACCGCGCCGCCCTGGTCACCCTCGGCCTGTCGCAGTCTGCGGCAGGCCAGTGGTTCGGCGCGCACGAGGTCACCGGACGACGCTGGGCACTGCGTGGGCCGCCGGGCCCCGTCGTGAAGCTCATCCGCCTCATGCTCGCGCTGCATTTCTCACCGTCTTACGTGGATATGGTCAGCGGGGATGGCTGAGCCTCCCACAGCCGGCAGGCGGGCGCGCGAAATCGTGGGACAAAACGACCGCTCCGCCCCCCCGGAGCAAGAGCCCCTCTGCTCCGCCCCCCCGGAGCACCTATGAAGCCCGGAGCACCCACCCCGGAGCGCTTCCGCTCGAAATCGAGCATTTCAGCGCTGCTCCGGGCGGAGCACCAACCCGGAGCACTACCCGGAGCGTCGTCAACTGTACTGCTCCCGCTCCGCCCCTCTCCCTCTCTTAGAGAGGGGGCGGGCGGAGCACAGGACCGGAGCAGGATGCCGGAGCACTCAATTTTTCGATCTGCGTCGTTCTTCTCGGATGAAGGAAACACGGCGCGAGCCCGCTCCGCTCACACTCGGTTTGTGCGATTGATCGGTGCTCAGACGAGCCACACGCTCGCGTGAGGCCTTACTGTGGGCCTCCTGAGGGCGAAGAAGGCTACGCCAGCGCAGCGCAGCCCATCAAACTATGTGATCGTGAGATGCCTGGGACGTTGAGCGCTAGGCCCGGAGCCGAGCGCACCCGCAAATCCCGCGAGCGCCGAAAACGGGGCGGCGTCTTGGTTCAGTTCGAAGTGGTCGGGACGGCGACGGGCCTCTGCTTCCGTGATCTCCTCGCCGATAAGGTTTTTTATCAGGCTACCCTCACGACGAAGGCCGCGCGAGCCTCAGCGATGTCCCTCTGGCGCGCTACCTCGTCCATCAGCACGTTGAGCGCGGGCGTGTCGAGGTTCGCGCCCAGGCCCGCGTGCAGAGCCTTGCACGCATCCCCCGTAGGCCGAGTTGAA